GTCCTCGCTGACGGCGTAACGGCTACCACCCAGTCGGCAGACGACAACTCAACAAAGGTCGCTACTACCGCTTATGTCGATACTGGTCTGAATGCTCTGAGTAGCGATTCGATAACTGACGCTGACAATAACACCAAGATCCAAGTAGAGGAATCGTCAGACGAGAACATCATCCGTTTCGACACTGCTGGTACTGAAAGAATGACAATAGCCGCTGACGGCACTGTCACTATTACAGGCAACCTCACAGTTAACGGAACGACAACAGAGATCAGTTCAACAACCATCACGGTTGATGATAAGAACATTGAACTCGGCGCTGTTGCTTCCCCAAGTGACACCACTGCTGACGGCGGTGGAATCACCCTGAAGGGCGCAAGCGATAAAACCTTCAACTGGGTTGACTCAACTGATGCTTGGACATCTTCAGAACACATCGCTCTCGCCACTGGTAAGAGTGTTTACATTGATGGTGTCATCCAGTTGTCGAAGAATTCACTCGCAGCGACTGTTGTTCTCGCTGATGGAGTTACAGCTACCACTCAAGCAGCGGATGACAACACAACCAAGGTTGCGACCACGGCTTACGTGCAAACAGAATTGGGTTCTATTAGCAGTGACTCCGTTAAAGATGCTGATAATGACACCAAGATTCAGGTTGAGGAATCCTCTGATGAGGACAAAATCCGGTTTGATGTCGCTGGTTCAGAGTTTGCTGTGATGGATGGATCGACGGTGGATGTCACAGGCAATGTGATTTACAACACCGCTATAAGTGCTTTAACAGCCTCTCACACGTTTACTCTTACCGACAAAAGCAAGTTGGTGACTATGAACAGTGGTTCGACGATGGACTGCACTGTGCCACCTAACAGCAGTGTCGCTTTTGCTATTGGAACCTCTATACAAGTTGCACAACTTGGTGCTGGTCAGGTAACTATGGTTGCTGGTAGTGGAGTCACACTCCGTTCTACACCAGGCTTAAAACTAAGAGCCCAATATTCGTCTTGCACTTGCACTAAGATAGCAACAGATGAATGGTTAATAACAGGCGACTTGGACGACTGATAAGGTAAAAAGGTATGGCTACACAACCCAGAGATCAGACACCGAGAAAAGACGATGTTCCTAACATTGTCGGCTCGACAAAGGGAACAGGTTCAGGAGAGTCTGATAATTTAATCACTACTGCTGGTTTTGAAGTGGGTACTGCCACATCAGAGAATATTGATGACTCTAGTGGTTCTATTGGTAATAGCAATTTAGGTAAGGTTAAAAGTCAGGTTCAGACAGCGGGAGCTGTTTATCCACTGGTTCAGGCGATTGATTACACGTATTACGACCCTTATTTCCCGCCATTCTTCCCACCTCACTTCCCACCTCACTTCCCACCGTTCTTTCCACCGTTTTTCCCGCCACATTTCCCACCTCACTTCCCACCGCATTTCCCGCCACATTTCCCACCGTTCTTTCCACCACCACCTAAGTGTTAATGGTTTGATAGACTAAATTACATGACAGGTGTGGGGCGAAGGTTTGGTCAATGGGGGGACAGGTATCGAAACCCCAAAGGAGAAGCCTTTGGTATTTATGTCCCTGTTCAAGAAGAGGCTGATTTGGAATACAATGAAGAAGCCATAGAAAAATGGCGTGGGCAAGACGAACAATCCATAGTCCCTCCTGGCTTTTTTGGCGCTGACCCAGAAAAAAACATTCTTTGTGTCAGAGATTTTGTTGAAAAAGAAGACTTAAAAACCATGCAAGCATTTTTCCCCACTATTGATGATTGGGCTGACCCAGGAGAGACCCAATATAACGATGCGGGTGACGTAATTTATGACCCTGAATATTGGAGAGACCGACAAGTAGATCATGGAGCCATAGCTAGAGTAGCTCCCGAAATACATTCGATAGTTGATAAATATATTGCTAAAGGGGCAAAAACGATTGAAGAGCATTGGGGTGTAGAAGTGTGGAGTCGCCCACCGAGTCTTATTTGTTGGAGAAAAGGTCAAAACCAGTTACCTCATGCTGATAAGCAGTTAAACAATGGTTGGGCTAATGCTTTTGTAACTTATGATTTATCTTCTCTTATTTATTGGAATGAGGCTTTTGAAGGGGGGCAACTGTATTACCCTCAGCATGACATAGAGGTAGAAATTGAAGAAGGTACTTTTGCTGCCCATGTAGGAGATGTGCATTTTTTACACGGGGTGAGAGAAATCACATCAGGAGAGAGGTGGACAACACCCGCTTTTTATGGAGTTACAGATGTGAAAGACCGAGTTCCTATTTTGGAACCAGATGTTCTCACTAAGAACGAGGCAGGATTGACCCGTGTGCCTGAGATGTTATGAATGAGAATCCTTTTGGTTTAAATACAATCACCAAAGAACATTGGGATGAGGTGTCTATAGCCCCTGTGGGTTTTTTTGGGACAACTCCAGATCCTGACAATCTTTTGATAGTAAAAGATTTTGTTGAAAAAGAAGACTTAAAAAAAATTCAAGAGTTTTACTCAACTATTACTAAGTGGATTCCCACTCCTGAAGATGCGGAAATGGTTTACAACGATAAAGGTCAAGTAATTTATAATCCTGATTTTTGGAGAGATCGTCGCACTGATCTTTGGCAATATCCTGAAATTTATGATGTCGTCAATAAGTATGTTTATAAAGCAAGGTTTCTTATAGAGGAACATTGGGCTAAAAGAAATAGAAAAATGCAAATATCTTGTCGCGCCCCAGAGTTTGTTTGTTGGCGAGAAGGCACAGAGCAATTACCACATGCTGATAAACAATTGAACAGTGGCGAAACGGGGTACTTCCCCACATATGATGTAGCTGGGACAATTTATTGGAATTCTTGTGGGGAGGATTATGAAGGTGGGGAACTTTTTTACCCAGATTTTGATTTAGAATTCAAAACTGAAGCTGGGTCGATGTATTCTCATCCTGGTGATTTAAACTACATGCACGGAGTTAACCCTATTATTTCTGGGGAACGGTGGGCATCTCCCTGTTTTTACAAAGTCGAAAAAATTTATGATAAAGGAGATTAAATTATGGAAATAGCAGGTTACTGTGGACATGAGGCATCAGCGATCGTGCTTTATAAAAAAGTTTGGGAAGATCCTTTGGGTCTTATTGAAAGGCTTGAAGCTGGTTTAGGGACTACAGAAGACTCTACTTACAATTGGCAACCAGCTCTTGTCGGCGATTCAGAGTCAATGCCCGACTATCGTGATTGTTCAGATTTTAAAATAGCTGAATCATTTAATGTCCCATCAGAACACGAAGACCTTTGGGATGTTTACCAAGAGGTTATTGCTGGGGTAAGGGAATGTGTCTCTCACTACAAATCGCTTTACAATTTAGGTGAGTTGGGATATGAGGAAGCTACTAATTTCGTCAAGTATGAAAAGGGACAACATTTTGCTGTTCATCCTGATAGCGGGTTTTCGTATTCTTGTGTAGTTTCTGCAATAGGTTATTTAAATTCACACGGTTCAGATTATGAAGGCGGGGAGTATCTGATGCCTTATCAGGACATTAAGTTTCTTCCAGAAGCAGGAGATGTGTTAATACATCCGTCAAATTTTGTTTGCGCTCACGCTTCGCTCCCTGTTTCTGAAGGGGTTAAATATTCTGCTGTCACTATGTATGATTACAATGACAGGAATCACCAAGCGCATAGTCCGCAAAATCCTTATGATTTAGCTCCAGTTGTTGACCAAATAAAAGAAACATGATTGAGCTAGAGGGGTTTACATCTGTTACCCCGAATGATCTTTTTCAAGACCCTGCTTATTTTCGTGGTCTGTTTGAGGAAGCAGGTGTTTTAGGTTTCAGACGTTTAGGTTTATCTAAAGAAGAGTTCATAGAAGCAATGATCGCTTTAGACTTATACGAAGGGGTAATAAAAGTAGCTATTGACCATAAAACCCGTTTTGAGCAATTTGAAAAAGGTGAAGGCACAGGTGGACTACCTCCGCCTGCTGATAGCACTTTCCTTTATTGGCATTTAGAAGATACATACAAAAAACATCCTCCGTTAGCTGTGGGTGTCAATATGCACACTTGGGCTTCAACTATTCCTCACAATTGTGGCTGGACAGGGTTTGTGGACATGCAAAAAGCTTACGGAGCTTTGTCTGATTTTTGGAAAGAAGGCTTAGAAAACGCTATCCAAAAAGAAGAGCGTGTTGAATTTATGCCTGAAAATGTGATCCATCACCCTCATTCTATTATTGAAAAGGATTGGGGAAACGGTAAAAAAAATCTTATCTTGCATGGGTATAACTATGATTGCACAATATTACCACAAAGAATAGACCCTGAGTCAACTTCTATAAGTAAAGACAAGTTATGGGACATCCATGCTTTTATAAGTTCTTATGTGGACAATAGAGAAGCATCCCCAATGCTTAATCCCTATACAGAAGAATTAGCAGATATCGAATGGTGGCCCTCACCAGAAGAAAATAGGCAAAAGGTTTGGCAATACAACGGGGTTGGGGATTTGCTTTTGTGGAATACAAGAAGAATGTCTCATGGTTGTGGTGCTGGATGGAAACTGGGTGAACGTATTTTTGATCGCGTCGAATGGAACGGAGGTCACCCAGAAGATGTGATAACTCTCCCACCTGATGACTGGGGGTATGACGTTCCTGAAGGACACGACTATCATGGGTGAACATCTTGGCGGTGGTGTAGTCCTTTATGAAAAAGCAGTAAAAGATGCTGACTGGGAGCTGCTGTATTCTTTTTGCGAAGAGCAAGTCAAGAGGGAACACTCAACACATTACACGGAAGGTAATGACCCGTTGACGGGTGAAGCAGGGTATATAAATCGTAATGGCTATTTTTTCCCGTTTGATGCAGTTGACAAAATGCCTTTCCATATGGCTTATGCCCATAAAGATGCTCCTGATGATGTCAAAGTAATACTTGATCTTTTTGAAGAAGCGAGAGACACAGCGTTGTGGGAAGATTACCTCCACCGTTTCCCACTAGCCGGTAAATGTATTTGGTGGAAAATTAAGAGTCACATTTTGAGATATCCAGAAGGTTCTTTCATCGGCGCTCATTCTGATGTCAGCACAGATTATGAATATGCGAAACCACACCCTCCGAATCAGATAGCTACAAGAACGGTTGTTTCAACACTCGCTTACCTGAATGATAATTATGAAGGCGGGGATCTTATGTTCGAGTATTTAGATATTGAATACAAGCCAAAAAGAGGCGACCTTTTACTTTTCCCTTCTAATTATATGGGGGCTCATAGAACCACTACTGTGACTAAAGGTATTAGATATTCTCATGTCGGTTGGTATTGCCACGGCACTCCTAATGATAAATACGGCGAATCTGTTGTAGACCCTATGCTTGACCCTGAACAGGCGGAACGTGCTACTAATATATATATGACAGAGAAATATAACATTATGGGAAATGATGAAAGCTAAAGATTACAGTAGTGGCGCTGTCCTTTTTGAGGACGCTATTGACTTAGATCAAGATTTTGTTACTTCTTGGATTGAAAGCATGTGGGAAGAGCATCATCATAATTTTAGAAATGAGTACACATTCTCAAAAGAAGAGATGCTTACTACCCCTACGAGGTTAGGTGTTTGGGGGCCAAAAAGGGATGGTCAGGATTTAGAATTTAACAAAAAGTTAGAAAAGGCGATGCTTGATTGTGTGGCTAAGTATATGGAGATTTACCCGATGGCACGGCAATCATGTTGGGCTTGGTCAGTTGGACATGTCGCCGTGTATGACGTAGGTCAATGTATAGGCGAACACACAGATCAAAGCGTTGATTTAGTAGGTATCAAATATTGGGCTGGTGAAATACCAAAAGCAATCAGAGTCCAAAAAAATTCTATAAGCATGTCTTTATTTCTTAACGATGATTACGAAGGTGGGGAAATGGTTTTACGTCATGCAAAATCCAGCATCCCCCAGAAGGCAGGTTCTGTTCTAGCATTTCCCTCAAATTATGTCGGCGCTCACGAAGTCACACCAGTCACATCCGGTAGAAGGTATTCCTATTTGCAAAGCGTAGGAACTGGCCCTACTGACCAAGATGAAATTAATTCATACATAAAATGGCATACTCAGGGTAGAAATGCCTGGTTACCACCTGAACTACTCGAAAGCGGTTTGATAGATGAAAGAAACGCCCGATATCGTGTTACTGACAATTCAGACAACATTGTGAAACCTCACGGTTTCCCTAGCCCTATTTAAGAAGCTTTCTTTTGGAGTAAAACCCATCCGGTGTCTAAAGCAATATGGTCACATCGTTCAATGTCAGTGTGGTCTTTCATGTATCTGAGCATGTCGGTGAAACTATGGAGATGGAAACGGCTTTTAATATATAGGGATTTACCTTGTGAGGCGTTCATAACCAACATATGACCACCTGGTTTAAGTGCGTCTATAAACGCATCTATATGGTCAAATCTTCCACCAGCAGATGAAAGGTTTAGCATCTCTACGTCAATAAAATCGTAAGATTCGTTCACTGTCCCATCCGTTATGTCGGACATATCAACAACTGAATAATTTTTAGTGTAAGCCGAATAAGCATCAGCTGTTATCCCATATTTTTCAAACAGGTTGAGATCCCAATTGTTTACAAAAGTCACATCCACACTATCGCTATCTAATTGCTCCATTAACCAATGGGAAGGATAGGCATTGCACATTAACATGTCTGAATAGTTTGTGAGTTTGTGTAGCAACTGTCTGAAAGACCATAGAGTCCACAAGTATGATTCCCATTCTGGATGGGGTTTTTCAACCATGTGCCATAAATGTAAGTATGGATCTCCACCCATAGCTATAGCACGTTTATCTTGATTCATGGTTTCCATGTAATCTCTGGCACCAGCAGCCCAATCTTGGATGCCAGCAGAACTGAGCATGTCCTTATCTGTATAAGGATCTCGCGATAGTTCTTTCGCTGCTACATTTTTTCTATAAAGTTTGCTTACTTTCCACATTGTTATACCACCTGTGCCGAGCAGTGTCGCCAGAACCATGCTTTTCTTAAAACGCCTACTAAAAGGGTTAATTGTGACGACATGAAATCTTGAGCAGCTGGGGTGTATGTATCCGTGCTTTCATGTGAATCTGAATACTCGCCGTAGGGCCACATGACACGCATTTCGTTAACAATGTCGTCAATGGTTGTTGTTTCTATGTCAGCCCAGTCAAGTCCAATAGTGAACATTATTGTTGCTATTTCTTGTTCAGCAAATAACAATTCAGCAGAAGCTGAATACATGGCACCTGTAGGAGAGTTACGGACAGTCATTCGTAATCATCCGAAGGAAAAGCATTATCTTTAACACTGCCTAGTTCGCTGTCAGAGTCTATGCAAAAGAAAACTGACCCATCACTTACAAATTCTGTAGCCATTAAATCAGGGTTCCATGACACAAGATCATCGTCTCTTTTTATATTGTCAGCCAACCTTTCACCCCTGCGATCATCTTTATGCCCACGGGTAGCGACTAATTTCCCAGCTTTTTCTGCTCTTTCAATCATAATAGAGTCGTTATCAAAAAAGTTGGGATCACTTCTTGTGTAGCTGTCATTTTTTTGGATTTGAGCCATGACTACCTACAGTTTGGAGTGAGCGATTACTTGCTTTTTAAGACAATCGTGTGCGTTGTATTGAGGATGATCTGAAGCAACAGGGATTGTGTAACTTGTATCAAGTGTCGCTGAGTCAACATCTAATAGCTGACACATAGTGAATATTGACCATTCAAGATATTCTTTAGCCCGTGTTTTAGCTAAGGTTTCTTGTGCGGCGCTTAAAGCCATTGTTCCCTCCTTAGCCTAATGCAGCTAATTTTGTTTTAATATCGTTCCAACGCGCCTGAAGTGTTTCTATCTGTTTCAGGGCGGGGTTGACTGTCCCATCAGCATTCTCTGGCGCTGTGTAAGGGTCAGCCAAAGTAGCAGGATCTAACCCTTGGGTTACACATCCAATACGTATTTCTTCTTCTAAAGACTCGATAGAACGCTGATAATGTACTCTTTGGTCAGCATCACTAACGGCAGTTGTAAAATCCATTTATTAATCCTCGTTTATAAACAGTCGTTGACATTTACAATACACCACTTCTGAGTGGAGTGGGTGAGAGTAAGCTTCAAGAACCTTATACCCTCTCTCATTCATTACACCCGTTAGGTAAGAATAGTTAAGAATACAGAACCGAAGACCCGCTTAAGGAGTAAATAATGGCTGTAGCAAATAGCGTCATTACGTTTGACGTAAAAGACTGTAAAGTCTATAAACAAATTACAGATCCATCAGGAGATAACCCAATGACACATGATAGTGCCGTTGACGTTCCTGGTATCCAAGAGGTGTCTTTGGAACCAAACTTTATCACTAATGAGTTGAAGGGTGACGGCGGTGCTGTTCTTGCTAAAAAAGGTAAGATCGACCGTTTGAACTTCTCATGCACATACAGTGAGCTTTCACTGCCAGTTTTGTCTGTTCTAACAGGACAGACTCTAACTGAGACAGATACTGGTAGCGACGGATTAGCGACTATGGGTCTAGATGATGCGTCACTTCCTTACTTTATGATTGCTTTCTTGATGGATGACCTTCAACACGCATCAGGTGATGAACCTGCCACAGTTGTTTGCACACTTCAAAAGTGTCAGCTAACTGGTGGTTCGTTGATTTCAGGTTCCACTGACTCATTTAGTAATCCCACTTTCACCGCTGAAGCAATCTTGCCTTACGGTCTACACGCAGCCGTTGGTAGTGGCGGCGTGAGGCGCATGGGCGACATAGAAATCGCAGAAACAGCAGCAACACTCTAATAAACCAGAGTTAATTTAAAAGCGGGTTTGCGTAGGACGGCAGTCGAAAGGCTGCCGTTCCTTCGCGCATAGTGTTATGATGTGTTCATGGATTACACACCAGAAGTATTAAAAAACAACGGCGTTTCCGTTCAAATAGCTCAACTTCGTGATGAAAATGGCGAATGGAAACTTATTTACAATGAAGAAGGTGAACTTGAAACAGAAACACTATGGATCAAATTCACGCATAACACCATTGCAGACATTGAAGAAGTTTGGGACAGTTTACCTGAATGGCAAGAAGCTATGGCTAATAAACCCATTTCGACTCTTCGTAGAACGATAGGGCTTATTAAAGCAGAACCTGTTGAGAAAATTGGGTTAAGGCTTATTGAAGGGCAGATAAATTCTTACAGCAACGCTATAGGTGCAGCTTGGGGGTTAGCTAATGGCGTAGACCCCACCGTGGCGAGTCGGCTCTTGAGTCAAGCGGAAGCGGCAGCCGACTCGCAGGTCGAAATGATAAATCAGGAGTTGACCGAAGCTCTGGACGAAGCGGAGGAGGATATCCTTGGGAACACGCAATCTCAGCATGGTGCCAATCAGGACAAGCCTTCCACAGATTCTGGGAAACAAGCCCAGCCCAAGTCATAGCGGCTGTTCACCGACCTGAAGCTACAAAAAAGAAAACTAAAGAAACAAGTCAGCTTTTAACTTTTACCAACAGTTTAGGTGGCGCTTTACAATCTGGTGATGGCAATAATCGTCACGGTTTTTAATTGATTTGCGTTTGAGCTTTACACGTTTTTAAGGGAAAATAGAGGTATGGCAGCCGGTATCCAATTACCACCTCTGGTACAACGAATAGTTCTTGATCCCACGGGTGTTGGTGCTGCGGCAACGAAAGTACAGAAACAGTTAAATCCTGTAAGCAAAGCAGCTACCAATACAGCGAGAAGTGTAGGGCATATGTCAACCTCGTTGAACACGTTGTCTTTCCGCGCTCAGACCACAGGTCGGTTGTTGTTTAGAAATCTTGGTATGCCGTTGGCTTTGGTCGGTGGTATGGCTCTTAAATCTTTTTTAGATTTTGAAAAATCAATGGTTAAAATCGAAGCTTTGGTGGGTATCAGTTCTGGTGCTGTTGCGAACTTCACAGAAAGAGTAAAAGAGGTAGCGGAAGTCACAGGTCGTGGCCCTCAAGAACTTGCGGACGCTATGTTCTTCGTTTCCTCTGCTGGTTTGCGTGGCGCTGTCGCTATGGAAGTTATGGAGGCATCCGCTAAAGGTGCCGCCATTGGGTTGGGGCAAACTTCAGTTGTTGCCGATGCTGCCACATCCGCTGTTAACGCATACGGTTCAGAGAACTTGTCGGGTGCAGCGGCGGTAGACGTTCTTACTGCTGCTGTACGTGAAGGTAAAGTTGAAGCCACAAGATTGACACCTGCTATTGGTAAAGCTATCCCTGTCGCTTCTGCTATGGGTATCGAATTCCATGAAATAGCAGCGGCTATTGCTGCTATGACTCGTACTGGTACTGATGCTAGAACGTCAGCTATTCAGTTACGTCAGATTATGCAGTCGATTCTTGATCCGTCTCGTCAGACGACTAGAGCTTTGAAAGAGTTTGGTATCGCTGAGGGGGAGCTTGCTGACATTGCACGTAATAAAGGTTTGTTGGCTGTTCTTGTTAAAATCCGTGACCTTTCAAAAGAGAACGCAGAAGCGTTCGCTGACATATTCCCGAATGTTCGAGCCCTTGCGGGTGCTTTGGACATTACGGGTGAGAACTTGCAAGAGAACACAGAAATTTTTAGACAGTTAGCTAATAGTGCTGGTGATACGGATGACGCTTTTCAAGCAGTTGCTAAAACAGGCGCTCACAGATTAAAAGTAGCAGTAGCTGGTTTGCAGGTTTCTTTCACTGAATTCGGTGAAGCGTTAACACCTCTTGTTGGTGTTACTGCTGGGTTTTTGAGGAACTTGTCTAAAGTTTTCAAAATGATGTCAAACAACGCTGCTCTGGTGGGGATAGTCGGCGGTTTCAGCATTTTGGGTATCGTAATGGGTCTCGCTTTGATAGCGGCTGGTAGATTGACACAAGCCTACATCTTTTTGCAAGCTGCTTTAACGGGTGTCTCAAAAAAGGCGAAGGTAGCAGCAGGGGCTATTAGACTTCTTACTATCGCATCAGGTGTCGGAGTGTTTTTAGCGTTGGCGGCTGGACTTGGGGCTATGACAGCTTCTATGTTTGGGTTTGGTAGAGAAGCAGATAAAACTTCCAAAACTTTAGCGAACCTTAGAGAAGAATTAAGAGATATTAGAACAGCAGGCAAGTTTGCTATAACCCCGATCACAGGTTTAACTAAAGCAGTCACAGAACTTAAAGAAGCAAGCGAAGAGATGCAGTTGGCGCAAGCTTTCGATACTTCTTTTATGGACAATATATTGCAGGCTTTTAAAGCTGGCGTAGGCACACTGGCTGGTGGGCTTGAAGCTGAAGATGCTATAACAACATTCTTCTTTGGGCGTGGTGACACTCCTGCTGTGCGTAAAGCATTAGCAAAGATAATAGATGACATGAATCGAGAGGTTGGAGACAGTTCAGATGTGTTTTTGCGTCACTTTGGCCCTGCTGGCACTGATCGTATTGAAGCGATTACAAATTTCCTTTTAGGTAATGAAGAGGGTGTCAGAAAGGCTGTAGCTGTGAGAGCCCAAATACATGCTGACACACTTGTAGAGGCTTTAGATGATGTGCTAGAAGCGGGTTTTGAGCGTGTTCGGAGAGACGCTCCGGCAATCAAGATGTTTGGGGAATGGTCATCGCTTGACGATCTGATGGACAGTGGTCTTATAGACGAAGATGCTCTTAGAAAATGGCTAATTGATGGTGAAAGAGATTTCGCAAAACTCATGGGGGATCACCAATTTACTCTGTCGCAGAGAGGTGATAAGAGCGTATTTAAAGAGTGGATTGAGAGAGCTGCTGGAGACTCTCAAGAGGCTATTGATGCAATGACACCTGTTGCAAAAGAGATGGAACGTCTTATCAAAAAAGGCAATGTAGTGGAATTTACGTCCATGTGGTCTGACATGATAGAGGATGTTATAGGTAGCGACGAAGTTGGTGGGAAAGCAACTCAAGCGGGCATAAACAACATGAAAGCCCTTGATGGTCTTTTTGCCCAAACAATGCTTACAGTCACACGATTCGGAGAAGTAGACAGTTTCGACATGACAACTAATTCTTTTGATGGGCTCATGCGGGCGATCGTAGCAGCTATGGAAGCAGAAGGCAGAGAGTGGAAGGTTATAAACGCACAGTTAGAAAATTTTGCTCAGACTTATGTTAAACAGTTGCAAGGCATGAGACACGCTTCTGGTGATGCAGGCGAGGCGACTCTAAACTACGCCGACATAATGTCTGATGCGACTCTCCGCGGTGAACTTTTCGCAGAAATGTCGAAAGAAGTGAACCGTCAGTTAGCAGAGATGGCTGCTAACACTGAAAGAGCTTCTATAACTGTTAAAACTATGTTTGAAGATTTAGAAGTGGCTTTCAGTGGCGCAGATGCAGCGGCGAAAAGAATGAACAAGAGGTTTGATGATCTTATCGGTAGAGCTATGGGGGTAGGGGAAGCTCAAGATGCGTTCAATAGTGGTTTAAGAGACATGGTTGAAACCTTAGCTGAGGGTGATGGTACTCTTAACTCCTCAACAAAAGCTGGCATAGAAAACAGAGAGGCTCTTCGCAGTCAAGTTGATGCGGCTTTGGCGTACTCAGAAGCGATTACTAAAGCGGGAGGTAGCGCTAAAGAAGCCCAAGCTGCTTTCACTGACGCTTTGGGTAGTATCGCTATCAATGCTCTTGACAGAGGAACCAATGCAAAAGAACTAGACAAGTTCTTCGCTGACAACATGATAACTGAAGAGCGTATCGGCATGATGTTCATGGATCAAGAGAACGCGTTGGTTCCAGATGCTCTCCGCGATCAGATTGAGGGGATAGCTGCTGGCACAAGAAGCATGATGGGGCCACTTTATCATGGTATTGGAGAACACATTAACGACAGTATGGCGGGGGGAATCTCAGAATCGGCGAGTGTAGTTCAGGATGCTATAGAAACAGCGATGAAGCTGGGTATAACAGTAGCCTATGATACAACTGAGTCAAGGTCACCTTCTAAAGTGTTTTATAAGTTGGGGCAGTCCACGATAGACGGTTATGTTGACGGTGTTTGGGACGGGATTCCTAAAGTAACTAATGCTTACAGGGAAATGGTGGAACACGCTATAAGCACCACAAACCAGACTATCGGCAAGTTCACGGGCGCTATTTCATCGGTTCTTGATCTTGAAAGAGCCCAGAAAGCGTTACGGGATATCCGCCGTGATCGGGGCGGTGTTGGGATTGACACTGATTTTGAAAAATTGACTAGAGCTAAATTAAAGCGTGATGTTAAGAGCGCTGAAAGGGCTTTACGAATGGGAGAAGGGCATATAGAGGATCTTGAGCTTGCTTTAAGGTCAGCGAATATTGCTCTTGAAAGTTTTGACGAAGCAGCTGCTAGTGGGGATGAGCTTAAACGAGCAGAGTTAGCAGCTGTAGAAGCTGGACTGAAGTTTGTTGATGCTAACGCTCAGATGAAAATGGAAAGTGAAGATGCCCAAGAAGCGTTTAAGTCTATGGCAACGAGTGTGGGTTTAAGCGAGACTGCTATTGAGAGTCTTTTAGGTGTCACTGCTGATGAGGATTCGTTCTTTGAGACTCTTATAAGCGCAGAGGTTTTAGAAAAAATCAATCAGGTACGAGATGGGTTAGGCGAAGTTAAAGACAAAGCAGACGAGATTTTCGATCCCGTGGATGGAGGGATTGGTGACAGGGACATGGAGGGATTGGGAGGTTATTTTGAACGAGTTAGACAAGATCCGATGGCTGCGGCGTTCCAAAGAAGAGCAGCGGCTGGAGGTTTAGCTAGAGTCAATGTTCAAGGGCTTACACCCTTGGCTGTTGACCCAGCAACGATGGGTGCGGATTTAAGCCAAATACCAGTTGCTCCTATGGCTGGGGGTGGCAATGTATTCAATGAGGGCGCGTCGGACAACAGCTTCAAAAATGAAGGGATGATTGTCGGTAATTTGGTGTTAACTAAAGACGGCGCTGTTTCTCTTGACAACATAGTTGAGTTTGATAGTGGTCAGTCGTTGATTAACAGCATCCTAGATTCGGCACCAATAACCCATGACCCGAAATATGGGCCTACTAGATAATGAAGGAAGGGACACAAAATGGCGTTTGATGATGCTTCTGATAGTCACCACGTAGAGGCTTATCAGGTTAACGATATTATTTTTAATAATGCTGGTTACACGATTGAGCAGGTTACCCAAAACACGCCTTTGATGCGTGGTCAAAATTTGACTCCAGCGATGGATCATGGTGATAGGTGGAGAGAAAAACGTCTCGGTGGGCGTACAGAAACATGGAATATGTGGATTACTGACGCTGACCCGACAACGAACACTCCTCCTTCTACTAATAAGGCTCAACGGGCGCAATTCCACGACAACTGGGATGTTGTTATGAATATCCTCAACACTACTCACACCGCTTCAGGGTATGACGCTCCTTTGAAAGTTGTTCGCAGAATGCAAAGTAACCCTTCAAGCCCTGCGGATAAATACAGAATCAATTATGGTGAAATGAATGGGCAAATATCTGTCAGGGATTATCGTGCGTTTGTTATGGCTAAGTTTTCTGTAAATGTTTTTTATCCTGACCCTCGTTGGTATGAATGTAATTCAGCAGGGGCTAAAACGACCTCTACATTGACTGCAACTGGTAATCCTGATGGGACAGCGTTGATGACAGACATGACAATAACTTTAGGGGATGGGTCTGTGAACGATCCTTACATAGAGAACACAACAACAGGAAGCAAACTTACGTTTTCAGGTAACCCTACTGGAGCTGTCGTTATCAACACATCAAACTACACTCTGACTGACAATGGCACTAACGCTATTGGGAGTTTAGATCGCACAGGTTCAACAACTACTGATTGGTTCCGTCTTCAACCTAATATTTCCAACACGCTTGCTTCTAACACAACCTTCTCGATTGCGTACACCAAGGCATTTATCTAATGTCAACAGTTACAGCTTGGGATGTGCGGATTGTCAACGCAACGAACCTCGCTGTTCTCGCTTATGTCTCTAATTGGGATTCCCTTCAGGTAGCAGACATAGTAAGTGAGACAGGTCAAGGGCGTGTCAATTTTGATTATGACGAATCGTGGGTGGCGGATTTTAAAACAGCTAATGGAAACTACCCGTGGGAGGGTAATTACGCTGTTCAAGTGCATCGTGCGGGTACTCTTGTCCACACTTTTCTAATTGAAGAATCCGAAATTGAATACGCAGGGGAAAGACGGCGTGTCTCTATGGGCGGTCGAGGTATAGCAGCCTGTTTAGAGTGGGCTGTTGTAGTCCCCGAAAAATATGATGAAGCCGTTTCTGATCCTGATGGAACTGTAGATTTTATGAACAGGGCTTTTGGCTCTACTCATACTGTCCAAACCGATTTAGAAACCCAATCCGGTCAAACAAGACCCGATCATGGTGCTATAGGAATGCCTGAATCTTCATATGGGCCAAAGTATAAAGGTTATGGTGGTGGCGCTTTTGTCCACTTGTTTAACGAAGCTGATACTGGTAACGCCGCTACGACTGCTCGGTGGTTGTGGACTAACTCAGATGGTAGTGGTACGGAAGCATGGACTGATGTAACTTTAAGCACTCTTCCTGGTGGGGGTGGTGCAGGTAGCCGTAATGGTGACTCTGTTGACTGGGCTTTGAGTCTTTCAACGAACCTTTCGGAACAGAAGGACTCTAACAATGCTGATTGGAGTACCACAGCTACTTATCCTGCGGTTGATGTCGAGTGGTTGTTTGAAATTAAATCTGGGGATTCGATGCTTAAAGCCCTTGAAGATTGTGCTGTTAAAACAGCCAACGCTCAATGGCGTGTAGACCCTAATGGAAAGATTTATATAGCGAAGGTTCTTGGGACAGACAGAACAGCGACAATGATGCTGACAGTGCCTAATGCTGTCCGGTCAACGAATAGCTTCCGTAGAACAGATTTACGCACATCTATGTTTATTTCTAATAATTACGCTTTTGAAAAGGTTTCTGATTCGACTAGCGAAAGCACTTATGGGCGGAGAGAGGGTTTTGTCCAGTATGAAGGTTCACACGGTGAATCAAAAGAGTCTGCTGCGAGAACAGCTTTAAATGAGGTAAAAGATCCTCTTGACGAGTTTTCTTTCAGGTACATAGAAACAGACTCCACTCAGGCATGGCTTGATTTTGGGCTTTCAGACATGGTGCGTCTTGAATATGAAGCTGGGGTTTACCAAGACCGCCAAGTGGTTGGTATAGCTGCGAATATCACTCCTGAGAGTTTTGATATTGAGGTAACAATCGGTGATCTGGTTGACAATCTGATAGCTCAATTAAAACAAGAAAATGACACTGACCAATACACATGGCAAATCACACAAGGAGATGTTCAAAGTAGCAGTAAACCTGGGCCACCTATAAACATTGTTGGTACTGCTGGCACTGAGGGGTTGAGCAGGTTTGTGGATGTGACATTCGATCAGCCTAAAGGTTGGGAGAATGAAATTAGAGTTTATGAAGCTGAGGTTTACCCGACAGCGGCGACTTCTAAGAAGTTCCGAATGTCGCGTGAGCCTGAACGGGGAGAGACTAGCCAAACAATAAAGGTTCAGGGTGTCGGCACTACGGGTGGCGCTCATGTTGTCAGGGCAAGGTCTGTTTCAAAGATGGGGTACAAGAGCGAGTGGCATACGGGTGACAATGTAACTATTGAAGCGTCTGATTTGGATGACCTTGTTGATGGTTCAACACCACCTGCGGCTATTTCTAACATTTCTTTAGAGGGGATGTTGAACGCTATTCATGTCACGTTCACTGATTTGAATGACACTTCTGATTCAGCGATGGTTGGTAATAGAGGGTTTTATGAGATCCAAATATCGAATGCTTCTGGTGGGTTTAATGAGACTTCAGGTAATGAATGGACTCAGGAAGTAGGCGCTCAGAACTCTGGTTGGGAATCCAACTATGCTATGACTTTTGTTGTTCCTAGCGGTAAAGGTTTTATTTGCCACGGTTTGAAATCTGAATCTGGGGGACGGACACATTATGTTAGAGCCAGAGCAGTCAATTGGGCTAACACAGCTGCCGTTGCTTGGACAGATGGTGGGTCTGTTGACCTTGACCTTGATGATCCAACTCAGCTTGGTGTCATTATCGGGTTGGATTCGATTCTGGCTAACCATATTAAAGCAGGTGAAATCACAGGTACGCTTATTGATGCTGGCACGATAACAGCGTCGAATATCAGTGTTAATCAGACTTGGGCTAATGCTATTAAAATGCCGACAGTTACAAGCCCACAGCATGCTGGGGATTTGAATGATGGTACAACTGGTAAAGAATTAACTTTCAATATTGATTTCACGGGCAACATGTGGTGGGGGAATCACACGACGATCGCCAACGCTAAAAACGGAGTCAATGCTGCTGACACCGCTTTAAACGCTATGACTTCTTGGATTGACGAAGATGGTAACGCACAGTTTAAAGGCACTCTTTCTTCAGGTACAGGTGGGTCGGAAAGTATGTTTGCTTCAGGGTCATTGGGTTCTGAACGTGTAGTTATAGGTAACGGCAACGTCAATGTTGGCGCTGGGGGTAGTTCAGGTGGCTACGGTTATCTGCTTGGTTTCACAGGCGATGCGTCTGAAAACCTACCAGGTAATATTATTTGGCAGACTGAAACAAGCGGTATCACAAAATTTGGTAACGGTTTTTTTGTAGCTCCACGTTTGCATAATGGTTCAGCTGATATGTGGAAATATGCTGGTGTTAGGGTTAGAGATCCTGAGCATCACACTCATAGTGGCACGGCTCAAAGTGGTGCTGCTACGACTATTCAATTCGCTACATCTGCTTCTACTACATCTGAATATTACACACATCATAAAGTTACGACTACAGGTGGTACGGGTTCAGGGCAAACAAGAGACATCACTTCTTATAACGGTTCTTTTAGGATCGCCTCTGTTGATCCAGCATGGTCTGTAACTCCAGATAGCACGACTACTTATTCGGTGTCGGAAAGCAAGCTAGGTGAAGCGTTACTTGTTCATCCGGCAGACATGGATTACATCGGTATTGTTTTGGGTGACAGACCAGAAGGGTCAGGGGTTGCCTATGGTGAAGTCACAGCGGTAACAACTGCTCCTGGTGGGTTTAGGATAACGAGTCACGCTGGGACATCAAATACTGCTGGCGGGTTGACGTTGGATTCAGGTACACCTGCTGGGGGGACTACAAACAGGTTATGGAATGATGGCGGGACTCTTAAGTGGGGTTCTACGGAAGTCGGTGGTGGGAGTGGCGGCGATGGTGATATTGAGGGTGTGACCACAAGCTCTACCTCTGGTTTAACGGGAGGTGTTCTTTCGGGAACCGCCGATTTAACCATTGATTGGACGAAGCTGAGTCTTTTCGCTGGTGCTGCTGTTTTAACGACTTCTGATTATGTCGCTGTTTATGACCAAGATGACGGGGCGATGAAACGCACAACAGTTAACGACATTGTTGCTTTGGCTCCTCAAGGTGATTTAACGGGGATAACTGCTAATGAAGGTATAGGTGGGTCTAGTTTAACGGGGCCTAATCCTGTGATTTATTTGTCTTTGTCTGAGTTGAGTTCTAGTCAGGCGTTTGCTGCTGACGATCAGGTTGTTTTCACTGATACGAGTGTCTTTGGTGTCAATGCTAGGGGTACGGTTCAGTCTCTTGTTAATAAGGGTGTTCAGGCGTTAGGTAATTCAATTAGTTTTTCTGGTGGTAACTGGATTTACGGTAGTTCTACTGGGGGTTGTGCTGTAACAGGTGGTACTGGGCAGGCTGGATATTTAAGAGGTAACGGTGGCTCATCAAGCATCGGGTTTGGGTCAGATGGCACAACCGCTTACGCATATATGAGTTCTTTAACGTTGACTAATTACGTTGGTGTCAATGCCAGTTGGGGTATTAGTTGGGTAACTTCGTCTGGCAAGTTGAAAGAAAATGTTGAAACTGTAAATGCGAATGATGCTTTGGCGAGAATTAAAGCATTGCGTCCTGTTGAGTTCACATGGAAAGCAGGGACTATTGGTGGTCAAAATGAGATGACACCATTTGATAAAAAACGGGGATTCATCGCTGAAGAAGCTGCAACTGTAGACCACACGTATGGGCAATATGGCTGGTGGGGTGAAGGCGAAAATCAATACACCCTAAAAATTAAAGATCCAGAAAATAAAGAAGTAACCGATGACGATTTTTATGACCTTTCAGAAGCAGAACCTGTCATGTGGGAACAGCAGGCAATTATTTCAGATTTGGTGTCTGTTGTTCAAACTCTTGAAGCTCGCATTGCCGCTTTGGAAAGTTAGGAGTAAGATTTAGATATGGCAGATTTAACAGCTACAGTTCCAGACGCTCAATTAGCGTCGTTAGATACTTATTTGGCAAGTTTAAAAGGAACGTCAGCTAACAGTAGTGACGGTGACAGGATTACCGCTATCAACGCTTGGGTTCAAGAAATAGTTAATGCAGAGTTATGGCAAATGGCAAATAATAACGCAATGGCGGCTGTTTCTGATCCGACTGTGTAAACTCTTATTATGGAAAACCAAATTGATATTCAAGTAGTTATTAACCAGTTAACTAATCAGATAGCCCAGCTCACCGCTGAGGTCGCTGTTAAGAACGCTGTGATTGCTTCTTTACAGGGGGAAGAACCAGCAGAAGTCGCTCTTGTTGATAATGAGGTCGAAGACGAAGCATAATGGGTAGGTGGCTACTTACCAATATAAATTAGGATGCGCTGTTCCCCAGTTTGATTCCGCTCAACAGCTTGCTAAGGCGTTGCGAGTTTTTGACGACGAAGCTTTCATCCACATCAAGGAATCTAATGATGATGAGTATTGGGATTTGATTGCTTTGTTTAATCTTGATGGCGGGATGGTTCAGTATTTGATGGTGAATAAGCTTTTTTCTAATTCTGTTGCTGATGTTGGTGGTAGAGAACTTTAAAAAAAAGGTTGTGTTTACTATAAACTGACCGTATAGTTATTCTTAACACTTAAATAAAGGAGTTAAGACTAATGGTACAAATTGCTGAGGATTACGTTTCGCCATCTGTTAGATGGGGGGTTCTTAAACAAGATTACCCTGAAGCGATCGCAGAATTCTCATCTTGCACAGGAGCCGAAATAGGCATCCCTGAAAAATTCGGGGGAGTAGAAGAATACTGTGTAGCACAAATTCTTTTACGTCCCACAGATGAAATGCCAATCATCGGATATAAACCTTTTTCCGATGCTAAACAAAACAAAAACGATCACGCTAGTGACGCTTGGAACACCCTATGCACTAAAGCATTAGGGCGCGCTCTTAAAAGAGCAGGTTACGCCGACACTGCTAGTGAAATGAAACTTGTTGTCACCTATAAACAGCGTCTTGCGGAGCATGATGCTATTCGCACAGGTGATGACCAAACTATTTCAGAAGAGCCTCCCATTCCAGACACGGAAACCAAACGTAATTCGGTGGACTCTTCTGAATCCTCGCAAGTAATTGCTGACAATTTTGAACCAGTCGCTGAACCAGCAGTTGTTGTAGATGAACCTTCTGACGAATGGGAAAGTGATGGAGCTATGAACGTAAGCCACACTGAGCTTAAAACAAGAGTTAACGCTCTCCCAGAAGGTTATGCAGACAGAGCCCGCGAAGCACACCAAAAACTCAACGGCAGACAGTGGCCAATTGTTTCGGTGAGTCAGTTCAATGCTGTGCTTAATATCGTTGAGGCTTTGCACACAGAAGCAGAAGAAGAAATGTTACAACTAGAAGAAGCCAGCGACTAATGTTAGCTTCTCCTTTCGAGATGGCGGTGGCGGGAGTTACCTTCCGCCCTGACTATCCTCAGAACATATTCAACATAGCGAAACTCCAAGTTCACTCTCCTGTTCCGGTACTAGCTGTACTGCAAAGAGAACCTGAGAATGAGATGGATGGAAACGCTATCAAAGTCCTAATCAACAATGAACACGTTGGGTATGTCCCTGCGTGGGCGGCGAAACATTTGTCTCCAGAGTTAGATGAGGGTGCTAAACGGTGGAGGGCGATTGTCGAAAAGATAGTTGTCTCCCCTGAAAACACAGAACAACCAGGGTTACGACTAAAGGTGTATGAAAATGAAATTAACTGACAGAATAATTAATTTAGATGAAAGGGCGCGTGATCTTGAACGTGACATGCGTTCCTTGTTAAGAGATGCACAAGAATCGGCAGAATCAGCGGAACACGACGGAGACCGTCAAGTAGTCGCTGAAGACATGGTTGATCTTTTGGAGACTTTAAAAGCACACAAAGCAAATCTTCGTGAAGTGGATAATGAAGCTAATCCTTCTTTGGTCACTGTTATGGATTCTTTGGGTGTTAAAAAATTCACACGCGGGTCTTTAGAAATTGAAAGAAGGGTTTCTAATTACAGATCAAACTGGCAGAACCAAGTTCTTGTCCGTGCTGTTATCACAACAGCATTAGACGAATTACAAGATCGTAATTATGTTGACCAAGAATCCGGTGAGCTGGTGAATGAAAGATCAATTGTTGCCCCTTGGATGGAGGCGGCGGTTGACAGGTTATTGGAATGTGCAGCTTTCCGTGATTGGAGAGTCACAGCTTTACGAGCGAGAGTTCCTGGTCTTGATCCTGATAACTTTTGTGATACTAAAAGGTCAACAAAAGCTGTTATTTCTGTGAAGAAGGGTTAATAAATGGCTATTGAAGTAATGGTTTGGGTTTTAGAGCAAGAAGGGGGCTTAACTACAAGCGAAAAGTTTGTTTTATTGGGTATAGCAAATCACGCTAGACCAGATGGAAGTGGGGCGTTCCCTTCTTTGAAAACTTTATCCGGTTACACCCTTTTGTCTGAATCGACTGTTCAGCGGTCTATCAAATCTTTGGAGAAAAAGGGGTTGCTGTCTAAGGACTCAGGGGGCGGAAGGAGATCGAATACTTACACGGTTCATCTCGATTATGCCCCTGTTTTAGAGCTTAAATTAGTGGATGATGACCCTAGTCATGGTGACCATGCTGAGGATGCACCATCACCTAGCAGCCTAGTCACTGTGACCGATCAGCCTAGTCAAGCTTTGACTAAGGAACCGTTATATAACCGTAATACAACCGAAATAGAACCTAGCAAAAAAAGAGACGAGGTTTGGGACGCAATCATGGACGCTTGTGGAGTTAATGCTCAAACGATTAATTCTAATGAGCGAGGCAGATACAACAAGGTTGTGAAAGTCTTGAAAGAGTCAGGAGCGACAGCTAATGACATTTATGAACGAGTTCAAGTTTACAGAAAGAAGTTTAAGGGAGCTGCTCTGACACCAAATGCCATAGCTAATCATTGGTCTGAGTTAGACCCAAGCACGGTTCATGTCGTTGATGTAGTTACAGCGCCTAAAGGTTGGGACGCTATTCAAACTGCAAGAGAGCAAAGGAAAAAAAATGAGTGAAACAAGTAGGTCAAATTATGACATTAAAGTTGGGGCTTCGCGCCGAGACATTCGTGTGCTTATATCGAATGAACAAATAGCTGAGATAATCGGGTATCCGGTTGAATCAGTAAATGTAAACCACGTTGATTATCATTCTCCAAAACCTAACGGAGAGAAGTCAGTTCGTATCTCTATGACAGTTTTGGAAAATGACTGACGATCAAGCAGATTATGTTCTGGCGAAGATGTGTGTAGTTTGGGCTGGGAAACCTCTCACTGTTGAAGAGGTCAATTTCTGGATTGCTAAATTACAACCATACGAGTTTGAACATGGCATGGACGCTCTTGAAAAGATCGCTGACCATTGCAAGTTCTTCCCATCGTGGGCTGAGTATAAAGAATTCATTGATTTGATTAAGAGGAATAATCCGGTGAATGTTCTAGAAAAACCTGAAGAAAAACCAGCTTGCAGTCAAGAGGAATCAGAACGTCATTTAAAAAGAATAAGAGAGACCCTCTCAAAGAATAGAGATGGTATACAATGAATATGTGCCTAGAAAAAAACAATGGACAGTCGTTGTTGAAGGGCATCTATTCACGCTTAACAGCGAACGGACAATGCACTTTCATAAACGAGCAAGGCTCATCAAGACTTGGAGGGAAGCATCTTGTGAGGCGACTAAGAAAGCAAAGATCCCGAAGATGAAATGTATAGATGTGACTTTCGTGCCTTGTCGAACCAATAGAAGAAACATGGCAGATACAGGCGGTCATATACCTGTGGCTAAAGCCTGCATAGATGGGCTTGTAGATGCAGGGGTTATTCCTGATGATGGCCCAGAATTTTTGAAGTCCTTAACCTTTAAGGCACCATATGTAGATGGGGGTGAAGATAGAGCAATGCTTTATATAACGGAGTGTGAAAAATGAATGTAGAAGGGTTACTTGGAAGGGCATCTAAACTGGATGATCCATTAGAAAGGGCTCAGTATTTGAATGACCATGTTCTTCCGGCGGTGACAGAGTTGAGGCAGGACATAATTGCTCAGAGAGCTTTGTCTGTTAAGGAAGCGTGTGATTTTGGTAATGGTGGAGATGGTTTAACATATTCGCAAGTAGCTAGGTCACTTGCTGTTTCCAAGCCGTTGGTTCAGCAGATGGTTTCGTTGGCAAGAGAGATTCACACGCTTCGTGTCCGAAGGAACGGTTCTCTCTGATGGAAACTTTTCTTGATTTAGATACTTTTATAGAAAGATTTCATCAAAGGGCTTTAGCGGTAAAAAAACGAAACATGCCTCCGATAGCAGGTGAAGAACGTAAACGTTTCATAGAGCAAGCAGAATTGGATTACCAAGACTATGCGATTATCTCGGATGCGGAAGCTGTTTTACATGATGGGGTTTTGACTTTAACTGTCGATCTTCGCCCTAAGTAGGTTGTCGTTTAAGTCCACTATCTGTAGACTAGCCATATGACAGACACAGATATAATGATGACAAAACAAGAAATCAAAGAAGAAATCCACAACGCAGTAATGTTTATAGCTGACAACTGTGATGGGGCAGAATCCCAAGATGGGGTTGGGTTTAATGGAAGCGACACTAAATTTGGCAATCGCGCAGTTGAGATGGAACCCGAAGAATGGTCAGATGCTATGTGTTGGGAGGCGTATCAAATGCTTGCCAAATACAGTAACCAACTTGCGAAAGATGGTCTAGATTATTCGGCGCTTCCAGTTCCTGAACGAGTTGGGGGTGATGGTCGTGATGATGCACGGCAAGCATCATTTGAAAGAAAAACTCTTAAGGTCGGAGACGACGAGTTTGTTCTCAAATTCAAATATGAAGCAGGGCTTATAAGAAGAGTAAAAAAATTAAAAGGTCAATGGAAACAAAATTCTAAAACATGGACATTCCCCATACATGAAGACGTTGGGGGAGAGTTAAGAAGCTTGGCTTTTGATTATGGTTTTATTGTTACAGATGAAGCACAAGAACTTTTAGATCGCTTTAAAGATGTTGAGGTAGAAGAAAGACCCGAAGGTTTAAGAAGTTTAACCCTCAGAGACGAATCTTTTATTTTAGATTTTGAGTATGACGCTGATCTCGTTTACGCAGTCAAGTCGTTGACAGGAAGAAAGTGGGATAGCAAAGAGAAAGTTTGGGTTGTCCCAAAGGTCGCTTGTGACCAAGTAATGATGCTGGCAACGACTTGGGGTTTTGAGCATGATGGAAACGTGTTCTCGGAAGCTTTAAGAATGTCTGATGAAGCACGAATGAGGGAAGAAGCTTCATCAGCAGAAACATCAAAACTCAAGATTGAAGGTTTAGGAGCGATACACCCGAAGACTGGGGAAAAATTAGAGTTACGACCTTTCCAAGTTGCTGGGGTGGCTTACGCTATTGATGTCAAAAAGTGTTTTATAGCTGATGAGATGGGTCTTGGTAAGACTGTCCAAAGCTTGGCGGCGGTTCATATGGAGAAAGCTTTTCCTTTGCTAGTCGTTTGCCCAGCTACTTTGAAGTCAAATTGGGAACGTGAAGTTCGGATGTGGCTTCCTGAGAAAACAGTCCATATTGTTGACAACAAAGTTGGGGTTAAAAATTCTGATGTTGTGATTATCAACTATGACATTCTCGATAAGCAACAGGAAGAGTTGATGAAAGTTGGTTTTCAAGCGCTTGTCTTTGATGAGAGTCATTATGCAAAAAACAGCACAGCTAAAAGAACGAAAGCCTTAAAAAAGATAGCTAAAGCGATACCAGAGAACGGCATGGTTTTAGCGTTGACAGGAACACCTGTCTTGAATCGTCCTGTTGAGCTTGTCTCCCAGTTGGAGATTCTTGGGCGCATAGAAGATTTTGGAGGTTCATGGAATTTCCGTAAGCGTTATTGTGACGCTAAACATGATGGGTTTGGATGGAATTTTGGTGGGGCTTCTAATACATCAGAATTGAATAACATGCTCAGGCAAACTTGTTATGTCAGAAGACAAAAAGAAGATGTTCTCAAAGAGTTGCCTACAAAAGCTCGGTACACAATAGAAACACAATTATCGAGAGTGTCCGCTAAAGAATATAAAGCTGTTGAAAACGAGACAATAGTTTGGTTGGCAGAAGAAGGTCGGTACAGCTCAATGGTAGATACTTTAGCGAAGCTAATGGTATTGAAGAGAATCGCAGGAGAAGGAAAGGTAGAAGCAGCTTGTGAATGGATAGACACATTCTTAGACAGCACAGATAGAAAGCTAGTGGTGTTTGGTCATCATAAATCAGTTGTTAATGCTTTAGCAGAAAAATATGGTGGGCTTCGTGTCTCAGGTAGTGACTCTATGAAAGCTCGCCAAGCGTCCATTGATCTTTTCCAAAATGATCCTAACTCAAGGGTTATTGTCCTGAACACTAAAGCCGGTGGAGTGGGTATCACTTTGACAGCTGCATCTGATGTGTTGTTTGTCGAGCAAGGTTGGACACCAGCTGAACACGATCAAGCAGAAGATAGGTGTCACAGGATAGGACAAGATGCTGAAAGTGTGAGTGCCTTCTATTTGTTGGCGGAAGAAACCATTGATGATGATATTTATGAACTAATAGCTAAGAAAAGACTGGTTGTTGATGCAGTAACTGATGGCGAAGCTGAAATGGCGGAAAGTGTGATGAATGAACTTATAGGCAAACTGGTGAAACGTGCAAACGATTAATTGGGTCTGCTTGGATTGCGGGAAGGACAAGTTCCTTGAAGAAATGGCAACAAAAGTTGTTGCTATGGAAACAATTCATGGCGATCCGGTTGGGCGGTGTAAAGAGTGTGATTTGGTTTTTGAGCCTGAGCCACTCATGCCTAACAATCGGTGGCAACAATTTAAGATATTGCTTTATTTATTAAATCGTAAAAGGAAGGAAAAGCGTGGCAAAAAGAGTTAAAGAGTTTCCATATAGGGGACTAAGAGGTAACGAAGTTTATCCGTGGGACGAATGGCTCAATGGAGAAGTTTGGGAACTCACTGAAGAAGACTTAGCGGGAATGGAATTTAAAGAGCTTGCTCGGTATTCCCACAAAGTAGCGAAAGATAGAGATTTAGCCTGTCGAACTGTAAGAGGTGGATGGGATAAACAAAGAGGCGTTTACACGACTCTTCATATGCAGGCATACAAAATAGAAGGAGAAAAGTAAATGCCAAAGAAAAGAGCAACAGCAGATGTTGCTATTATTAATAGAGTAAAAGAAACTAATGAAGCTGTGGTTTTAGCGAGAGCTAATTACATGACAGCTCAGGAGATTCATTTACAAACATTGCGGGATGCTCGTCAGCAAGGAGAAACCCTAGAAAATCTTGCTGATGCACTAGAGTGTTCTAAGCAATGGATTCACAAATGGACGACTTTCGGGAGAGACCACAACAAGGTTTACAAAGAAATCGGCTAAGGAGCAAATGACAAAAATTGCCACTGATCTCCAAGAAACTGTGGTTCCGATTGATTCAATTCAATCGCATCCACGTAATCCCCGAAAAGGAGACATACAGGGGATAGCGGAAAGCTTGCGTGTCAATGGACAGTATTCACCTGTCATAGTTGATGATCGTAATAGCTTTATCTTGGCGGGTAATCATACATGGAGGGCGGCTAAGTCTTTAGGGTGGGACGAAATAGCCGTCCTTCGTGTTGATGTCGATGACCAACAAGCGAAAAGGATTCTGCTGGCTGATAATCGGACATCCGATTTAGCCACTTATGACAGACCAAATCTTATTCATTTGATTGAGTCGCTAACACCTGATTTTGAAGGTTCAGGTTGGGATCGTGGTTCTTTAGAGCGTTTACACCAGTTGGAGGAGGTGGAGGAAGACCTTTTCGGTGGACTCGAAGGTAAGGGTTCGACACTGGGTGAAACGACTAAAAAAATTCACATAGGTAAAAATTTGTTGCTTGTTGAAACAGACTATTTTGATGAATGGTTTGAAGAGATGGGGGAACAAAAAGAAGCAATGAATGGCATCAGGGAAAGACTTGGTTTAACAGATGATCCAGAACCTAAAGCAACCAAGAAGGGTAAAACGTGGGGGCATATCTCTGGGGAAACTCCGCAACATTCTGGACTTGATGCTTGTGTCTGGATTCCGGTTGAGAGTCTTGAAGCTCACCCAGAGAACGCTCGGCAGGGTGATATAGGGGCAATAGCAGAATCTTTAAGAGTTAACGGCATTTACAGACCGTTGGTTGTTCAAGAATCTTCTAGTTTAATTCTTAAAGGCAACAACACTTGGCAAGCGGTTAAGTCTTTAGGCTGGGAGATGGTTCCAGTTGTAATGTTAGATGTTAATGATGATGAGGCTAGAAGAATTCTTTTAGCCGACAATCGTCTTGCAGACAAAGCAGGTTATTACAATGCTGCTTTAGCTGAAGTCTTAATGGATCTTGACAGCTTGGACGGTACAGGATTCACACCAACAGACATTGATGATGTACTTAAAGATTTACCCCAAGAACGCGATCCGGCAGCTGTAATAGATGCCCCAGCAGATGTTCGGCGTGTAGCGACCTTGAAAATAGACATGGTTACTGTGCAGGTTTGTGGCAAACAATACTCTGAGTGGGAACATCAAATGATTGCTGACGGGTATATGACTAAAGAAGAACGGGGAATGCGGATCGGGCAGTTGCTTAAACTTAAACAATCACAGTTCCAAGTTTGGGCTTCTGTCGCCGATCCCACTACAGGGAACAATAAATTTAGAGGGAACTAATGGCTAAACGAAAGCCAAAATTTGTCAATATACAGTTAGTGGATATTGATACTCTTGCGAAAGCCGGTTACAACCCAAGACGAACAGACCCACATCGTTATGAACTTGTTAAGACTTCACTAAAAAAACTTGGGTGGCTCTTACCTATGTATGTCACAGCGGAGGGCGTAGTTTTATCAGGGCATCAAAGGTTGGATGCTGCTAAAGACTTAGGAGCAACGAAAGTCCCTGTTGTAGTGTTGAAAGACTTGAACCCTGAACGGGCGCGTGGGGTTAACATCGTTTTTAATCGTGCTACAAACGACATGCACAAACATGACTCAGGTGAAAGTCTTTCTGAAAGAATCCCAATGTCGGTTATAGAAGAAGCGATTAAAGGGATACCAGATATACCCGTAGACACTGATGCTTGGTACCCGTGTATGAATACTAAAGTTAAAGACACACGGGAGTTGATGTTGAAAAACTTAACTCCGTTTCTTTCACACGCTATTAGACAGGCAGAAAGTCTTTTTCATTGGGCTAAAACTTCAATTCCTGTTATAGCGACACCAAGAGGTGATGTGGTTAATGGCATAGGGCGACTGCAACATGCTTCTGAAACAGGTATCCCCAGTGTGCAAGTAATAACTGTCAGCCCTTTTGTTGCAGAATTAGCTGGTATTTTCTTAAATCATTTATCTATGGATTTCGATTTGGAAGACAAATACGCTGACGTTCTCAGGTACAACTCTTTTAGGCGCGCCAGTAACAGGCAAGGGCATTTGATGTCTGCGATGTGTGCAGACATGGTTACAGCGATGTCTAAGTCTGGGGCGACTCATAGACCAGCTTCGGTGTTTAACCCCAGTGATGAGAAACATGTGAAAGCTTGGAGACGCTGGTATGGGACGACAGTCTTAGATTTTGGTGCTGGGTTACTCGACAAGTCTTTAATTATGCGTGATGAGATGGGTGTTGATTGTGTGGCTTTTGAGCCTTATTACACGGGAGGGAAAGATGTTGGGTTTGACATTGAATCCGCCCGTTATATAACTGATGTTTTTTTAGAAAGAATCGCTGATGGGACAAAGTTTGATTCAATATTTTTGGCTTCTGTTTTAAATTCTGTGCCTTTCGCTAAAGACAGAGAGCATATCGTTCGGATAGTTGCTGCTTTGAGTACCACGGGGACGGTTGTTTATGCTAGCGCTATATCTAGATTTGCTGAAAGGTATATTGCTTCAATTGGGATGAAAGAAAACATTTCAAACCATGAGACTCAGTTCGCTTCTTCGTTTTCTGCTGGGTATGAAGAAGGGGTAGTTGTCTCCGATTTGATTAAACACCCTAAAGTTCAAAAGTATTTCAGCATAGATGAGTGGCGAGAATTGTGGTCTATCGGATTTTCTGACGTACATTCTTACCTATTCAAACCCAATAAAGTAGCTCATTGTGTTTGCAGAGATCCTCAACCAGTAGACCCAACTGCGCTGTCTGAAGCAATCAAGTTTGAGTTCAACCTTCCGTACCCAGAAGGCTCTTTAGACCGTTCAGAACAGGCTTTAGAAGCCTTCTCCCGCCGACTGTCAATAGCCCTCTAGGATAAAGGTATGCCTTACAGAATCACAGAAGCACACCCTAAATGTTCCGGTTACGCCGTTGTTAAAAAAAGTGGCGGAAAATTAATGGGTTGCCATAAAACAAAAGATAAAGCCCAGAAACAGTTAGCAGCTTTAAACGCTAATGAAGGAGGCGCAGGGTACAAAAGAGACATACCTTTCGGGCCTTCAGGTCGTATCATTTTACAAGATTTAAATGTGGCTTTAAGTAGCAACTTTAAAGACATGCAACAGAATCGCCCGATGTCAAACTTTGTTCAAAACGTAGAAGAGTATCGTCCTTGGTTGGTGAACCTTTTAAAACACGAATTTGTTATTCTCTGCACAGCTCGTTCTTTCCTGTATGAAGACATGACTTTAGAAAGAATAAAGAGTGAAACAGGATGGCAACCTGATGATTGGTTTTTCAACCCGTGGGAAGAAGGGAAGTCGGCTTTGAGGGCTCACACAGCTAAAGCACGGTATTTGAAAGAATTTATTTTCCCCAAGTATGGAGATGATCCTTCCTTGTATTTTGCTATCGAGTCGAACAAATACTCTCGGTCAATGTACAAAGCCAACGACATCGAATGCCGTGACGCTAATCGTGATGATTCACAACCGTGGAAGACTTTATTACCTTAAATAACACCATTGTAATTTGAGTTCGGTAAGCTTCACTATGGATTACTTAGACAGACTTAAAGCAAATAGAGGCTGGTGGGATCAAGAAATAGCAATTGCTCCTGGTAGCGATACTGTGATGCCAACTGGCGCATGGGAATTCAATGATGAGGTTGCAGCGGTTTTTGAAAACATGTTGCAACGAAGCATCCCTGATTATTACATTATGAGACAAGCTGTAAATGCTCTCTCTTTTAAAGCTCTCAATGGTCAAAGGGAAACAAAAGTTTTAGACGCTGGCTGTTCTGATGGTTTAGCTTTAAGTTCTCTTGACGGGTATGCGACAGGAAGAGATCATACGATCGGGGAGTTGCACGGTCTTGATGTCTCTAGTGCCATGCTGAAGAAAGCAGTAGATCGTAGTGATTCACGCTGGGATTTGAAGATACATGATCTCAGGGAGCATTTACCTTATGAAGACAACCAGTTTGATGTTGTTCTTTGTGTGTTAACTCTCCAATTCACCCCTGTGGTTCATCGCCAAAGGATTTTAGATGAATTGACCCGATCTCTGAGATGGGGAGGAAGGTTGATACTGGTTGAGAAGATAAAAGCGTTTACTCCTGAATTAGATGATGACATGACAGCAGCTTATTTTGACCATAAAAGAACTATGGGTTATACGGAAGAACAGATTGAACGTAAAAAACTTAGCCTTGATGGAGTTTTAGAGCCTTTAACGGCACAACAAAATGAGCTACTCTTAGAAGGAAGCGGGTATTTTCACGCTGACTGCTTTTGGAGGTGGATGAATTTTGCTGGCTGGGTTGCTGTTAAAACATGGGAAACAGAAGACAACAACTACTCTTTTCAGGACAGGCCTGCATGAGTGATCGTCTTTTAATTCCTAAAGAAAAACGTGAAAATGTCTTAAAGTTGATAGCTGCTGGTAATTATCAACGCACAGCATGTCGAGCGGCAGGCATCTCAGAGTGGACTTTTAACGAATGGCGTAAAAAAGGCGAGCAGGCAAGGGAAGATCAAGAAAACGGGGTGGCTTTAACGGAAACTCAAGAAGAACTTTTATGGTTTGTGAATGAACTCGAAGATGCGAGGGCTAAAGCGGAAGCGGCACTTGTTGCAAGATGGTATACAGAAGCGGCAGATGGTGATTGGCGGGCGGCTGAAAGGTTCTTGGCAAAGGCGTTCCCTGAGAGATGGTCAGATCCTGCAACTCGTTTGGAAATCACAGGAGCCCAAGGAGGGCCAGTAGCTCAACTTTCTGCTCATATGCACGTTTTAGCTGAACCAGACGAAGATAAACAACGTAAGGTGTTAGAGGCTTTAGTCGAATCAGGTGACTTGCCAGAAAATGTTTTGGAGGCATGGGATGGAGAAAAACGAGACGAGGGACAAATTATCGACGCTGATGTCGTGGAGGAAACCGTGCAATCTGATAATTCCTCACAACCCTCATCCGAAGCAACAAGCGTTCCTGACATGGAACTCGACTAGAGAAGCCTTATTCGGCGGAGCTGCTGGCGGAGGAAAATCTGACACCCTGTTAATGGCAGCACTCCAATATGTGTGTGTCCCCAATTACAGCGCTTTACTTTTAAGGCAGACATTCCCTCAGCTGTCTGGTGCTGATGGTTTCATTGACCGTACAACAGAGTGGTTGAATGAAAGCGGGGCTTCTTACAATGTGACTAGCAAAAGGTGGTCATTTCCTTCTGGAGCGACAATTACTTTAGGTCACTGTGAACGTGACGAAGACAGGTACAATTTCCAGTCATTTGCTTATCAGTTCGTTGGTGCAGACGAGTTAACACAGTGGGGGACAGACAGGGTTTACCTTTATGTAGGTTTCTCGCGTGTCCGTAAACCCACCCCTGATCCTTCTCTGAAAGCTTGCCCTGATTGTGGGATGACAGTTGCTGATGTCCCGTTGAGGACTAGAGCCGCTACCAACCCAGGTGGTCGAGGCAACGATTGGGTTTATGAAAGGTTTGTTTTAAACAAGGCACCTAATCGTAAATTTATGCCAGCGCGGATTACAGATAATCCATCTTTGGACAGGGATGCTTATGTAGAGAGTCTTCAGGAATTGGATGCGGTTGAAAGGGCGAGACTTCTGGAAGGCAATTGGGAAGTCACTGAAAAAGGTGGGATGTTTGAACATGACTGGTTTGAGACTATTGACATACAGCCAGACAAAATGAAAAAGGTCAGGTTCTGGGATCTGGCAGCTACAGCAGAAGCTAAAGGCAAAGACCCCGATTACACAGTTGGGGCTTTGGTTGGGATACATGAAGGAAGGTATTACGTTTTAGACATCCAGAGAATGAGAGGCACCCCCGCTGAGGTGGAAAAGATAGTAAGGAAAACAGCTGAGAATGACCCGTCAGATGTTCAAATATGTATGGAACAGGAACCAGGTGCCAGTGGTGTGAACACTATTGATTATTACGCACGACAGGTTTTGGTCGGTCACCCGTTTAAGGGAGTCCGGTCTACGGGTAGCAAGGAAGAAAGAGCAAGAGTTTTTTCTTCAGCTTGTGAGATGGGGAACCTGAAGCTGATAAGAGGACGATGGAATAAGGCTCTAACCGATGAGTGTGTTCAGTTCCCGAAAGGGTCTCACGACGACCAAGTTGACGCTGTGTCAGGAGCTATTAACAACCTTTCAAAACGTAAAGCTAAGGTTAGACTGATCTTATGAACCCTTATGAAATCCAACATCGGATGGTGAAAGCCGTAAAAATAGCTGACATGGCGGAGCGTTTAGGCTTCTCTCCAGACGAGTTGGCTAAAGAAAAGAATATGAAATCTTGGGCTAAAGCATGCGAAATTAAGCAACCCTCTAAAGAAACTTGGCAAATGGCGGTCTCTCTTTTGAAGAACAGGCGTGAATATGAAGGCGAAGGTGGCTTGGATGACCCTCGGTTTATTCAATCATTAGGCTCTATGGCGGTTCAGATAGCTAACACTCTTGCTCAGGAGAACCTTGATAGCAGTGAAGCAGAACAGCTGACTAAAGGTGAGAAGCGGAAGATAGAAAGAATGTCTGAGGCTACCACAGACACATTTGATCTTGGGAAAAAGTTTTTGGAGGACAGGGAGGATCATCGTTGGGAATCCATGAACAATTAAAATCTTCCACTTTCAGGGAGTTCCAATTATTCACCCCTGAAGAATGCAACACGGTTATCGAAGCTGCTGAAAAACATGAACCACAGCAAGCTCTTGTACAACACAAAGGTCAAGTAAATGCTGATATGTCTGATGTAAGAATCACGACCACACATTATCTAGATTATGAAAATGATTTTGACATCATTGATAAAGTCAGAAAACAAGGTTTGAAAGAGAATGTTTGGGGTTTTGAAACTCATAAAGGTCGGGAAGCGTTACCTATTATCCAAGTCTTAAAATACGAATTAGGTGGGTATTACAAACAGCACACAGATTGGGGAGGCACACACGTTAATCGCAAGTTTTCGATGACTGTGCAACTTTCTAACGAACACGATTATGTAGGGTGTGAGGTTTTATTGAATGATGGCCCTGAATCACCTCACATGATTAGGAAAGACAAAGGGTGGGCTACCATCTTCCCCTCTTGGACTTTACATGGTGTCAAACCATTAGCTGAGGGTGTCAGATGGTCTCTTGTCGCGTGGTTTCTTGGGAAACCTTATCGTTAAGCCAACAGTAGCAACCACAGTTTACTTCTGCTGTGCATTCACAATCGGCACCACAACCACATTTACATGCAGGTAATTCATTTAATCTGTCTATAAAAATTGATGGTACACCACCCCACACTGGGCTCATTAGTTCCCCCTCTCTTTAGGGTATGGTAGATTTTGTTTGTCAGGACTGTTCTCAGCAAATTTTTTTACCAAGCTTTTTGTCTCTGTTTTTGTTTCTCCTAAAATATAACAGTACTTGTGTTTTGCAGGTGACGGACGCGACAAGCACCGTTCTTTATGTTTTCGTCTTTCTTCTTTTAATTTTGTAGCAATATCTTCGGGTATACTCTTCCAATCGACTTTCCGGTAGTTCTTTTTTGAACCACTTTTTTTATACCATTCTTTTTGCCATTCAATCCCTAAACTTTTTGCGTATCTCACAATTTGGCTTCTGTCACTAAAACCACTAGAACCAAACCACCCACGTTGAGGATTGTCAGGGTCGAGGTACTGGTCTGACGAACCAAACTTTTGTCCTAGATAAATAAAATTACACGCTTGATAAATAGTCCCCAACTCTTTCGCTTCAGGGTCAGAATAAGCCGTAAAGAATCTAAACTCCGTGTTTTGAACCATCCAGTTTATTGACTGCATAATTAGCCATGATCCTAAGTTCTTAGGAGCGTAAGAGATGCAAGCCCCACGCGCAATCAACTTCTCTTTGTTTTTGTTTTCCTCACCTAACAGATTTGAAAAAGCGTTAGGGGTAGCCATAACAATAACCCCAGCTAAGGCATTTGTTTTTTTTAGTCGTGCTGTAAATCGGTGAGTAGCCCAGACAGGTAGCTTGCCCAACCATTCGTGTTTCTCTATAAAGTTTTTGATCTCTGCACATTGGCGACTGTCTTCTTTGGGGACATACTCGAAAGAAAAATCCGAAGTCCTTAACTGTTCCATTTCTTCTTCAGTTAACTTCGCTGAACGTAAATCGTCTTCTAAGTTCTCTAACCTTATTTGATATTGCCAACAATGCTCTTCTGAGTAGTCAACGAACCTATCGTGAACATTCATTGGCTTTTCAACTGGGAACAGTGTTTCTTGTTCAATCATTACTGTCACGCTTTGGGTAGGGTTGAATCTGGTTTTCTATTTTACTCCGAAGGTACTTTCTTTCTTTTTTATCCCCCAGAAAGTAGAAGTATCTTTTCTTGCTGGCTTGAGGGACGAACACAGCATCAGGGTAAACCTTCAAAATGTCTGCTTTCTTCTGCGACCCTACTTTCTGTCGCATTGAACGTGCGGTGTATAGCTTGCCGTCAATCTCAACTCCGAACCTGTCATCTTTTCTGCTTTTAACATTCGGGTTGTTGTCTCGCATAGAACCTATGTAAACAAAATTACACGCCTGATAAATAGTTCCTATTTCACCAGCATGGTCATCAACTGTCGCAGTGACAACTTTGTATTTCTCAGGGAGCATCTTCATAGAGCTTGTTATCAGTTTGCTGGCACTATGAGGGTGAGCCCAATGGACACAAGCGCCTCTGGACAACAGAATGATTTTCCCTGTGTAATCATACTTATCCCATTTACCTAAGTTCTCGATGTATTCGGTGCTGTAAACAACAGCTCCAGCTAAATTGTCGTCAAAGTAGATACCAAAACAGTATTTGACCATTGCTGGCATACACCCAAGCCACTCATATTTGATAATTACACTTGCAGCTGTCTTGTAGTCAATCTGTTTAACAACCGCTTTTTTGATGTCTACATCTATGTCTTGCCACCACTCACCGAAAAGATTCTGGGAATCTTCGACTTGCATTTTATCTCTAACGGTCTTTTGGTGAGCTATCATTCTTTTGTCGGCGTATGTCGTCCATCTCGGTTTCTGTAAAGTGTCCCCCACCAACTTTATCTAAACCCTGACCTTCTAAAGGTCGGTTTTGTGCCATTGGGTTGTACATATCATTAGCAGACCATCGTGGAGAGTGTCTCCACACTTCTGCGTAATCTTTATGCACATTGTCAACCCAAGCGGGCGGTGTCCACATATTTAGTATATCCTTTACATCTATATCTCCACTCGTTTCTGTTAAGGGAGTTCCTGCCTGACGGTTGTCCGTACCTTGTCCATAGGCAATTAAGTAGGCTAATCGCATACCTTCTGTTACATATTTGAGTTCATGGAGACCCATGTAATTACAGGGGAATACAACAATGTCACCAGCGTTTGTAGTCAAAGTTGTGTCGAAGTAAGGGAAGTAGAGTTCACCACCGTCATAATCGACCCCTGAGCCGTTGTTTAAGCATGCTGTTATCGAAATGCTTTGTCTCGCTGGGAACTCTGTTTGAGGATGGTAGCGAACCCCGTCTATGGAACGGTAGTTGGTGTCAGCGTCTGCGTGAGGGCCTAGCCATGAGTTTTTACGGTACGCCATAAAGTGTCCACGTGTACGCCACCAGAGACAGTTTTGTAAATATGGGTATACATCTGTATATCCGAGAACACATTTGTACACTGTGTCTTCCCAGTCTCTGAAAACATCAACAAACTCTGACGGGGTTTCTTCGTTAATAGCGTAAAGGACACGTATGGGAGACGTTTTTACCTGCTCAAGTGTGAATTTGTTGTCATCTTCATTAAGAGCGTAAGTTTCCCCGTTCTCATCAGTCCGGTATTCCCACCTATTAGCATCAGCTATCTCTACTTGTTCTAAAAGCCACGGGTGTATCTCGTCCCAGAGGCTCATATCTAAAACATTTCGGAATACAGATATACCACCTGTGTAATGTTCTTGTTCGTAAGAAAGCAGTTCTTTTACTTCTTTTTCGGTGATTTCTGGGGTGGTGTTAGTAAAAAACTCGTCGTTTTGAGTCTTTACTCCTCCCAACCACGGGCTCGACATAATTCCCCTCTCGTCAAAGTATCCATGTTATTAGAATAGTCTTTTTTTATGGTGTGAGGTGAGCTTTCTTTTCGGGGTTGTTTTTTTGGTGTTCCCCGTTTAATGGCGCGTCGTTCACGTTCTTTAACAGTGTGTGCGTTACGGCAATCGGCGCAACGACAACCTGCCATGTAGGAAGACTCGCTTTCCGTACATCTGATTGTCAAGTTTACTCCTTAGAGAAGGGCGGCTACTTCATCTGCTTCTACAGCAAGATCGACCATACCATGTTCTCTAAAAGTTTCAGCGATGGTGTCTAAAAGAGTTTTAAGCGCAGTGATAGTTTCTTTCGGAACTACAACTGTTTCTTCTTCTGAGTAGGGAATAAAATCGGATGTGGGGGGAGTGTATTTAGTGAACTGGGAGAAAGGGTTACCCATCTTTTGATTATCTCTCATTGCTGAGAAGTCGGGTATTTGTGATCCTTCATAGTTGCCATCAGAAGGGTTCATGGGGTTACTTTTCATAATGTTCAGCTACCTTAACATCGTCTACGACCCACACTTTACCGTAAGAACTTATTTCTCCGATGATGCGTGTCATTTTAAGGTAACCGACAGTTATGTCTTCTAATTCTTTTTTGGTTTTAATATCGAGGGTTGAACCATCCCAGCGGACAACTCTACTGTTGTTATCTTCACTAAAGCTTGCATATTCTGGTTGGTCTAACCATGACCGAGCTGCGTGTCTTCCGAACATAGCAGCAGTTTTAGCGCTCGCTTCAGGCAAGTGAACAAGGGTGGCGACAATTTGTCTTTCCCCCTCTATGAACGCCTCGAAACCCATTTCAGGGCCATCAATCGTATATTTCATTGGGTACCTCCGTATAGGTAGCCTGTTACTTTATTTTATACTAAAAACCTTATTTCACAAGCGATGGGCAGTCTTTCTATCCGATTTTATGTGTCATACTGGTAAGCCGAACAGAGATATGAGTGAGTGTTATGACCAATCAAACCCCAGTTTTAAAACAAAACGACGTAAAAAACGAACCACAAATAGAGAAAGCTGTGGAACGATTAGAAACCTTACTCAGTGCTTATATCGAGAAGGCTCCGCTACTTAGGAGACGTTTCGACTAGCATCTTCTATAGTCCACAAGTTTAAGGAGTAAACGGAATGGCTAAAAAAGATGAGGGTTCTGAAGAGCCGAAAAAAGCGGTTAAGAACCCAGAACCACCAGCTGCCACAGGCGGTAGGGTTAGACAAGATACTTCTGGAGGTGTTGTATGGCAACCCACAGGAAATGGCCCTAGGGACAGGAGCGGTTCTCCTGCACCTGTGGTACCACCTGTTGTTGAGGAAACAGACCCCGCTGGAAGCGAAGAAGAAGAACCACTAGGGGGAGAAGAGTCTTTAAGTGATATTGGGGATTGCCCTGATTGTTCTGAGGATGTTCTTTGTGAGATTCATTTAGATGGTTGATGATAACCCGTGGGGGGATGCTCGTACTGCGATTACTTTAGCGGTTTTGAATGAGCGGTTGGAGACTATTGATGAGAAGATTGATGCGATTATGGTCACTCAGGGTAGGAAGACTGACGATTTGGAGGAGCGTATTAGGACTGTTGAACGGTGGATGTATGCTGTTCCTGCTTCGATTATTACGGCTATCGTTTCGTTGGCTCTAGGAATAGCAAATTAAACTATAAGTAGACGCATAGTGCAGGCTAAACACAAACACCACAAACAGAACCCCTATACGAAAACAAACCCTATACACACACAAAAGGAACATATACAAACACAAAAAAGCCCATTCGCTTGCCTGCTGGCTTGCCTTGGATTTTTTTGGTCAACTAACAATGGAGGTGAGTATGTTTACTCGCGATTTATTTGAAAGAGTCGCTGCTACATTCATTCAAGCTGCTATCGGTGCAATGTCATCCAATAGCATGTTCGACTTGGGTGTAGATCAATGGAAGATGATGGCAGGCGCAGGTGTCGCCGCAGCTGTCTCAGTATTGAAAGGCGCTCTTGCAACAAAACTAGGTACTAAAGGTACCGCTTCTCTGGCTGACTGACCCCCCCTGTCATCCAGATGCACCGGTGGGCAGATTCACACGATGGGTCTGTCCACTGTGTGCAACCCAAGATTCACACATAGATTCACACGTAGAAATGCAGTCACAAATGCAACCGGATTCACACGCCGAGTCGGAAACCAAAATGCAGGCGGCAAAAAAAGACCGCATCGACTAACCGGAAGCGACCGGAAGGCTTTTTTACCCCCTTTCCATTTCCAGCGTTGAGCCGTCAGGGAATATCCTGCGGATACGCTTAGAAGCAGTTACCTCTACGTTCTCAGATCCTTCGAGATCCAACAGGTCAGTCCAGTCCCATTTCTCAGGACTAGACCAGTAGTCGCCTCGTAAAGTTAGACGCAACGTAACATCTGTTACTAATCGGTCATTCGTTGTTTGACTCATGCGTATGACCATGCTCTTTCTGCATCAACTTCGCAGGCTTCAAAAAATCTCCTGTAGTCGAATGCTGGATTTGAGTTAGCGCATATGTTTGCTAGTTGAGCTGCTAGGTAAGCTTTGTCACCACTCTGAGCTTCATAGCCCACACCTGGGAAGTCTTTTACTACCTCCGCTAATGCGTTCATGTGTTTTCTTGTTAACATTTCTGTCCTTTCTATTTCGTATACAGTAACTATACCAGTAGATGGGTCAACTACCAACTCACATGTGACAAGATTCACACGCCCAAATTCACACGCCAATGCAGTCCCACAAATGCAGTACCAAAAAACACCGCATCCCCCCGCATCGCTTAACCGCATCCCCCCGCATGCCACCGCATCGACTCACGCTCTAACCGGATGCGCCGAAAGTGACAGTTGTCACAAAGTGTGTGAAAAGTTGTTTTAGTTTGATAGAGTCATTTTATGGTTGAATTGACTATAGAAAGGCAAAACTAATGGTAGATGAAATATTAGAGAAGGTTAATGCGATGACATTATCCGATGCGTTGGGTGCAATAATCATGCACGATTTTACTGACGCTGAAAGTTCTGATGTCGCAGACTCTTACCGTAAACACTTGGTAATGAGCTTTGATGATATTCAAGAATTTCTTATGTTTGAAGTAGAGGGGGCGGAGCAATGCCTAGAACAGTAACAGTAATGATAAAAGATGACTTCGATTCCTTTCTTGGGGCAGATGTCATAGAGGCAGTTGAAGATTTCAAACAACTGCTTGCTCTGGAATTTGAGGAAAGAGAGGATACTAATGCCGAATTGGTGTGATAATTATTTAACTATTTTCAGCACCCCTGAGAATGATGGGGAGCTGTGGGATTTCTTGGAGCATATAACTGTCGAATATGACGACTGTACGGCTTATGAAATTTTTAAGAGCTTGCTACCTTCACCGGAACGAGCCAGCAAGGAAATTGTTATAGACGGTGAAGTAGTCGGGAGTGCTTTTACAGAAGAAGCCGAAGATGGGTTCGATGGCTACCAATGGTGTCTTGATAACTGGGGTTCTAAATGGGGTGACTGTGATACTACCTCTAGAGGCGCAGGGGAGTATATGGGAGTACCAAACCATTACTACACCTATCAGACCGCATGGGGCCCGAGCGATTTCACAAAAGTTAGCCTTGATTACCCTGAGCTGTGGTTCTCTAATGTTTATTACGAAGGTGGCATGATGTTTGCAGGAGTGGATATTTTCCATAATGGTGAAAAGACAACTGTCCACCACGACCATCCTGATATGGATATACCGGAAGCAGATTGGGATAACCCTGATTTCGATGAGGATGCTTGGTATGAAAAGTATGCCATAGCCGAAGAAAAACTGGTAGATACATTGCGTGAGGTGGGGAGCGAAACCGTTATAGCGGATATGGCTCTAGAGAAAGCAGGATGCTGATGTTCACGATTTGTGTTTTTGGCAACGAATACCGCAACGGTCAGAAGTGTGTCGGGAAATTCGACTCTGAACCGGAAGCGGTGCAGTATGCGATTGCTAAGGAATTGGCGAACGACCGTCATGGTTGGATTGTTCTTCCGTTGGAGGGAGTGTGACAAATGTCATGTTGCAATTACCAGTTGACACGATAGAGTTATATACATAAAGAAAGGCAAAACTATGAATACTTACACTATAGATGTTTCATGGATGGTAGAAGTCCCTGATGTCATCGAAGTTGAAGCTGACGATGAACATGATGCAGAAAGATTTGCGTTTGACATCATTGCTGGAATGTCTCCTGATATGGAGAACGGAATAATAATCGACAATGGTCGAATCATGCGGATAGAGGAAAAGACATGAAGTATCTAATAAACATAGATGCCACATACCTTTATGCACATGAAGTCGAAGCTACATCCAAAGATGCCATTTGGAAAGAAAACCCTGAATTGGAAAAATTGGTAGATGAGTTGACCTCTAAACTTTACAACGACCACTACATGGTTGTTGAGGTGGACATCGAGGAAGCGGAATGACTGAACATTACACGGTAAAAGTGCAAGGCATTACACATTGCACCGAGAGTAGGAATTTTGATGCTGAGTATAAAGTGCCTTACACCGTTAAACCGGAAGACCTGTTGGAGTACATAAAAGAACAAGTGGAGGCAGAGGATTTGCGTCTTGAAAGAGACAGTTATTCGTTGTCCCCATCTGCGTCTTTTGAAAGTTCATTTTACGGTGTCGAGTCGGATGACCATGAGTCTTACGAGCAAATCTATTGGGAAGAAGGCGATGGTTTGATGTTGGATGGTGATTATGCCTCAGAGTGGCACAAGGGGGAAGCGGGATGACTGAAATCAAATATATGGAAATCGAGACTATCCAACCGTGTATTGATTGTGACCGTGACGTTGCTTATTCATATGATGTCGAGGCTTACATCCATATCCAAGAACCGGAAAGAGGTTGTGGAATGAATGAAGGTCGTGGAGGTACAACAAAAGCAAGTGAAGAAGTTTTCCGCTTTATCAACCGTGATGAGTGGGACTGGGATAAGGAGATTTAATGGATGGTGAGACGACAGTCTTTGCGATACTACTAGGTGTGTTTTCTTTATGTGCCAGCGTGTTCGCATGGTGTTGCAAACAAATATCGAATTTGGAGTTGGGGGAGGATGATACAACATGCTAGGTCAAATGAAAGTAGATATTGACGATGCGTGGAATGAAGCGGAAGAACTCCACGAAGGTTTAGCCGAGTTGACCGATGAAGAACTTATCAAATGCAGACAAGCCTTATGTAACAGAGCGCGCATCATAATGATGTGCCTAAATGAATATGCCGAATGGAAAGAGGACTAATGCCTAGTATCCCTTACTTTCGTAAAGTGACTGGTTCGCATTACAAGCTGGTGTGCGTTCATTGCAAATCACCTATCACCCAAACCGGAAAGGTTTATGTAGATGATACTGGTGGTGACGTTTGCTGTGCCGACATCTTTGCAGCTGCCGGAGTGAATGGGAAGCACACGCCTTATGCTTCGTTTGAAATCCACCCGACAGATTCACACATAGAACTGTGAGGGGGATTGCAGTTATCCTCAGTCTCAACGCATGCCATCACGAAACGGTAACCGCATCCCTTTCACATATAGCCGGAGACCGCATCGTGTGACCGGAACGCCCTGATGTGACTCTTGTCACAATTTGAGGTTTTACGTCAACTGCTCCTAGAATTGTATTAGTAGAAATAGAAAGGGAATAGAAATGGTAAAAGCAAATGAAAACAGAGTTGACCATTGGGTAGAACTGGTGATTGACGACTCGCTAAATGCGGGGGACTCACCTAATCAATTCGGGGCAGATTGCGAACTGATGATTTCCATTTTACAGGAACACGTTGACGCAGTTAAAAGAGTTGACCTTGTTAGCCGGATGGACTTAGGCGATGTAACGGTGGTGCAAGCATGAGCCACTATTTAGTTATATCCGATGAGGGAGACGCTTTCCTAGTTGAGCCCACCGATGACAGCTACAACGATGTTCGTTCAATGGTTGAGGGTTTAATTGAGAGAGTTTCCCTACAAGTCCCTAGCCGGATTGATTGTTGGGTTAATGAGTCGGGGTTATTGAGAGATGACCTTGCCGTTAACTGGTTAGCAAGTCAGATAGTTACTGAGGCGACACAGGCACAGTATCTTCTTAAAGGTACAGCTGTATTTACTGGCGTTGGTTTCGATGAGGAAAATGGTCAGTATATGATTTCCCTAGAGCCGGACACCATTGAAGAATTGGCAAGTGGCTACCTCATAGGTGAAGGTGACGCTGTTGTTAATAGCTTACTGAAACAACTCGGTTACGGAATAACCGTGAAGGAATGTTGCGACCGCATCCTCTCAAGGCGTGAAAGGTCAAGGGGGGAACTGGTATGAAGGTTAGAACAGAGAACCTAGCGGAGATATTCAATAGTCAGACTCCGGTGGCTTGCGTTGAGTGCAACAGAGTTTTCGACTTGTGGGATGAAGATGAAGCCGGAGAATGGTTTTACGGACACGATTGTGAGGTGGGCTAATGCCGGATAAATACGGTGTCATCGGATTTTACGCCGAGAGTGACATGAGCCAATTTTCACCCGCTGTCTATGATTGCGACAACTGTGGGCAGACATACTATGAGAACGAACCGGAATGTTGGGACTGCGGTGAAGCGAATCCTGACACAGGGATGTATCAATGGAAATCATAAATTTAGAAAAGGAAAAGATTTGGGACTTGGCAACGGAAGGGGCTATCACTAAGGTCATTCATTTCTTGGAAGAAAACCAGCAGTACGGTGATGACGACTGGGCGGATGAGATAGCTGTCCTCATCGAAGCAGAAGATTTAATGTTTAGGCATTACTACAACATGGTGGTGAAGGCATGAGCCGAATAAAATTCACCCGATAAATATGTGGTAAGATTGCAATAGTTCTAAGGGACTTCGGTGTTGTTTCTAACCTTTCTACGCCGGAGTCCCTTTTTTCGCGCCCGCATTGACTGGAGCTGCAACCGGAATGACTTTGAGGGAGCAAAGCTCCCCCTCAGTCTTACTTGTATCTGTTGTATGTGACTTGGGTGTCTTTAACCCAGTTTTGCGAGGCAATAGGTAATCCTGAGTTAACAAGACCTTCTATAGAGTCCACCACATCCTCTGAACATGACTGCCCTATAACTCCAAGCTCAGAAACAAATTTGTTCCAGTCCACTTCAACTTCGATAGTGACTTTCATATCTAACCTTTCCGTTTTTGTTTACCCTCTTATCGTATACAAATTCCACTGCTAATTGAAACCTCTGATGCAAATTGTTTTGTGTCATCTGTCACACCACAACCGGAAACACCTACACCACCGCCGGATGATGACCGGAAGAGGTTCGGGGAGCTGGGGACTCATTTCCAGCTCCCTCTCAACCCCTGTTATTCGTAAGGGTCTGCCACCTTATCAAGGACAGGCATAGCCTTTTTGAGAGCGAGTTCTGCCACTCTCATACAATCTATGAGGGTGCCTAGTGTGGCAACCTCATCTTCTGTGAGGGTAATTGTTTTTGATGAAATTAATTCATACCAATCCATTACTAACCTTTCTTTGTTGTAACTACATCATAACAGTTCAAGTGGTAGTTGACAACCTTTGTGACATATATCACACCACCCAACCGGATTCACCCGATGAAATTCACACGATAAACTCTGCCCAGCTTTGCAGTCCGTAACCGGAAGCCCTCGCCTCAACCGCATCCACTCGCTCCGCAACCGGAAGCGACCGGATCACGCACCGCCCCCCGCTGTGTCGCATGTCACAAGGAATTAGGTTGTGGTTTGTATAGAATATCTATATCTAATGAAAGGTTGAATTATGTTAAATTATTGGAATCGGCTTGTAGGAGCCGTCAGATACTACAACACGGGGCAAAGTGTGGACTGGGAAGGTTGTCCTGTGGGTGAACCTATGGGGCAACAAGATTTGATTAGGTTCCCTGTCCCTTATTTTGTTAAGCGGTATAAACAAAAGGCTAAAAGAAAATGGCGTGATTACAAGCGCGGGTTTTCTATTGACCATGTATATATACAGGATTTGGATGCGTGGGGAAAGTTAGCGGAGCGCCCACGTAATATCTTGGCTAGGCAACGAATAGACACGGTAGCGAAAATGGTTGATCTGGGTTATGCCGATATGCGTGATATCGGTCTCTCTCCTATGTGCATCGACAACATTTTCGACTCAGGAATACTAAATATGATTTACCTTTACTATTGTTCGGAGAGCATAGACTGTGTAACTTTTTGGGAGCGCTTCTACGAGAAAGACTGGCGCAAAGTGGATTTTTAACTTCTAGATTCACCCGCTGGATTTACCCGCTAGATTCACACGGTGATTGCAGTCCAAGATTGCAGTCACCGTGTTTTTTTATGCCCCTATACGACCGCATCGACTCGCACCTAAACCGGATATGCCCGCATCGTGTGACCGGATGCCGTCTGAGCTGACCCGCATTGGTTTTGCAGCTGGTGTGACATATGTCATGGTGGAAACTGATGGTTTACCTTTAGAATGAATATATGACAAAAACGAAAGGAATTACCAAAATGTCAAAAACAGATACCGTCATTGAACAGCTCACCACCGCAGTGATTGAGCAAATGGAAAACTCCCCTGAAGAATGGACAAAGCCATGGGCCGGTCGAACCGGATTAGCTCAGAACCCAGCTACAGGGACTATCTACACCGGAGGCAATCAAATGCTTTTAATGTGGATAAACCCAACCGGAGACCCTCGCTGGTCTACATATAAAGGATGGCAGAAATTGGGCGCACAAGTCCAAGCCGGAGAAAGCGGGCAAGCAATTCTATATGTTGGAAAATCTTACAAAAATAAAGATACTGGCAAATGGACTAATAAAGCCCCAACCGCATCGGTTAAAGACCAGTTTGATAGCCGGATGATGTTTCGTGCTTACATGGTTTTTCATGCCAGTCAGGTAGAGGGCGCACCCGCATGGGAGCAACCAGTATTAAGTCCCGATATAAATGTGGATGATTACCGGACGTACTTTAAGTCTCTCGGAGCTGACTGGAGAGAAACCCCTAGCGATATGGCGTTCTACTCCCCGCATGGCGACTACATAAGCACTCCCGAAGATGTCCAGTTTGAGACTCCAGCCGGATGGTTCGGAACTGTCGCCCATGAGTTCACACACTGGACAGCACACTCAAGCCGGACGAATCGCAGTAACGACAAGCTCAAGGAAGGGCGAGCCGGATACGCTTTTGAAGAATTAGTTGCCGAGCTTGGCGCAGTTTTTCTTTCTGCTCATTTCGGAGTAGCTACCAATCCTCGACCGGATCACGCCAACTACATTAAGTCTTGGTTAAAGGCGCTTAATGATGACAAAGATTTTATTTGGTCAGCAGCTTCCAAAGCCGGAACTGCCGTCAAGTGGATAATCGACAACAGCAATCCCGCATTGCTTGAGCTTGGAAGGGAGGTAGCATGAAACCGGATGACACCCCATCATGGGATGCGATTTTTGGCATGTTTGAAATGTTGGACAAAGCTATGGATAGACCGCATCCGCTCGACCCAATGGATGAAGCTAAGGAAGCTCGTTTGATGGAAGAACTCTAAACCGGAAGCCTCACCAGTTCTTCTGTTTGCTGGTGGGGCTTCTGCGCGTCCATGCTCTCGTAACCGGAAGCGCTGAAAAAAAAATAAAAGTTTTTTGTATATAGGTTTCAATTTCAGGTTGACTGTATATAATGAATATACAAACAAAACAGAAAGGTAATGCTATGAAAGACTATGAATACGAAAGTTATGAAGATATTGAAAGAGACCCTAAATCGCAAATTGGCGTAAGGGTTACTCATTGTGGCAAACTGCCGGAACACGCAGGTTCTCATTCTTGGGACTTATGTGTTCCTTGTTTCAAGTTCGGGCAAACTGATGAAGATGAAAAATCGGAATACCTCGAAGCCGGACACACTTGGCTAATAACGATGTTGGACAATAAAGGTGAATGGAATAATTTGGAGCGCACCCATAAAAGAGATGATGGGGTTATGGCGTGGGAGAATGAAGAGGGCGAAGTTTACGAGTTGCCTCTAGTCCCGCAAGGACACATATCAATGGAATTTATGTTCCCTAGCATTTACCGTTGCGAGATTTGCGACACCATACTTTATGACGCTCCTATGAACAGTAAATGGAATTACAGATAATAAAGAAAAATCAGGGGGGCGAAAGCCCCTCTTTTTTTTTGCCCTGTTTCAACCGGATTCACCCGCGAGATTCACACGCTAAATCCAGCTCAAGATTGCAGTTCCCCGCCGGAAGCACCGACCATAACCGCATGCCCTCAACCTGAACCGGAACCACTTTGAAGCCGGATTGATTAAGGGGAGCCGAAGCTCCCCCAATCTTATCGCAACCAAGGGTTCATGGTCTGCCTTTCCATATCGTCCATTAGGTACCATTCAGCTTCTGGAGTTCCGTAAGCTGGGGTGTTAGCTTGAATCCGAGCTACTTCTTCTTGCTCTAAAAGCATTTCATGGTCGTAGATGGAAACTTCGATGTCGTTTAGGAAGCGGTGTCCTGTGCAACATATTGGGTAAGCATCTCCGCCACCACAATGTCCCTCTTCGGGGATGACATCAGGAGCGCAATAGGGTGTGTCCCCATGTCGTTCCCTTATGTCTGCGTTTATCCTGTCGGATTCAAATACATCTAATCCGATTTCGTTCATTACTGCTAGCAAACCTTTACTAGCGACTTGCTCTCTATATTTGAGGGCGGTTTGATAATTCATTTTCATAACCTTTCATATTCTGTTTTCGGTGGCTTTCACCACCACTTCCAATATATCAACTAATGGTTAAATTCACACCCTAAGATTCACACGCTAATTCAGCTGCGGGATTGCAGTTACCATTCCCTGTAGGAGCCATAACCGCATCTACTCATAACCGGATGAACTCTCTTAAACGCGAAAGAACCCCCACCCGAAAGGTAATAAGGGTGAGGGTTGTTCCGCTATTGCGATTAGTTATCGTAATCGACTACCACCGTTCCTACATACTCAGGATCTTTCGGGTTGTGGTAAACCTCGACCAATGCTCCACCTAAGTCGTTCAACTTATTGGATGCAAAGTTTAGTTGCCAATCTTTACCAAAATCTACCCAACTCGCTTGGTATAGTTCGGGTGTATCTGTAGTGAGAATATACGCATGGACTAATGCTTGACATATGTCAGCGGTATATTCAGATGCCCACTCATTGAGTGGGGTAGAGTCTAGGACTCTTATAGGACTTGCAATAGTTACTGTCATTTCTAACCTTCCTATAAGCAATTTGCTTATACCTAAATTATATAAAAGAACTATACGAAACAACAACCTCAAGTTGACATTTCTTTGTGTCATATGTCACAGATTCACACGGCAAGATTCACCCGATAAACCCACCAAAAAATTGCAGTGCATACCCGCACCGGATGCCCTCTTACCACCGCATTGACTCTGAACCGCATTGACTCTGAGCTGCAAAAAAAATTGGGTGGCTCGGATTTCTCCAAGCCACCCGATTTTTTTAGAGTCTATCTCTCTCCTCTTTTTTTCCGAGTGTGAGAGTCGTTCCCGATTTTGGGGTGATGACTTCG